TTAGCAGCCACTTTTCGCTCCGCCGGGTTCTGTCGCTCGACCTCTGAACCGTAGAAAAAGTACGAGGGCGAACATGTGTTCTACGTGAGCTGGAACACCAGAAGATGTGTTCGGTAAAACAAAAGGACCCCCACCGTATTCTCCTGATGCCCCGAGGAGAATACGGTGGGGGTCCCGGTGAGATTCTAGCACACAGCTATACTGGAGACTGCGGGACCCCGCCCGCACAGTTCACAGAAAGGTGCCCGAAATGGGAGGAGCAGGTAACAATCGAAGCCGCCGCGGTAAGTTCGAGGTGTCGAAGGCAACCCCCGTAGTTATCGAACCCGCAGAGCAGCCGACGTTGGAGGAGGTCGCACCCAACGTTGAGTGGCTACCCGCAACGGTGAAGTTCTGGGAGGAGCTACCCCAGCACCCCCCGTTCAAGACGATGACTGGCGCTCAGTGGTATTCTGCGGCGCTGTCCCTCGCCGTGCCGTACAACGAGGCACTGACGAAGCTCCTCAACGGCCAGCCCTCGACCCGCGCCTCGGAGGTCTATACCGGCCACGCGAAGGAGTACGGCCTGACCCCCAAGGCAATGCTCGGTATGAACATCGAACTGCTGACCGCCGCCGAGATGCAGCAGCGCGTAGATGCCTCGCGCCCGCAGCTGCCGCCAGCCCTGGGTAGCCCTTCCCGCACCTACGATGGGCTTCGGTTGGAGGGCAAGTAGTGGACATCTTCGGTAACGCACCAGTGGCCGCTGGCTTCAAGCCGGAGTACCCCGGCGAGTTGCCCACCCTGGGCTTCGAGGCGATACATTGGATGACTCAGTTCCTCGCCCGCCCGACGGTCACCCGGTACGAGCCCTTCTCCCCGACGCGCGAGCAGGCGGAGTTCCTGCTCAAGTGGTACCAGCTAGACCCCATCACGGGACAGCGCAAGTACCGCCGAGGCGTGATTCAGCGTCCGAAGGGATGGGGGAAGTCGCCCTTCCTGTCCGCGATCGCGGCGTTCGAGGCGCTGGGCAACTGCCGCTTCGCAGGCTGGGACGCTAACGGGCGACCCGTGGGCGCGCCCTGGAACGCAGAGCGTAAGGTCGAGATCTCTCTGCTGGCTGTATCGGAAGACCAGACCCGCAACGCCTTCGAGCCGATGAAGGAGATGATGGGTACTGAACACCTCGCCGCGTACTACCCCGGCTTGGAGGTCATGGAGACGCGCATCTTGCTACCCTTCAACGGCATGATTAAACCACGCACGGCGAGCGCGGCCAGCTTTGAAGGTGCCCCGCAGGTGTTCACGATTGCTGACCAGACCGAGACGTGGCTACCTAATAACGGCGGCCTGGAGCTGGGCCGCGTAGCTAAGCGAAACATGTCTAAGACGGACGGCACGTTGCTTGAGGCTCCTAACGCCTTCGTGCCCGGCGCAGGCTCCTTCGCGGAGCTGACGTGGGAGGCATACCAGAAGGCTATCGCGGGCGACTCGTTCCGAGACAGCATCTTCTACGACACGAGGGATTGGGGCGAGCCAGACCTAGATGACCCGAACAGCGTCATTGCCGGTCTGGAGCACGCCTACGGCGACTCCCTCAAGTCTGCGCACGGGTGCCGCATCCACACTCCCCCTTGCGGCGTGGACGGTTCCCCGTACCCTGGCGGTTGGGTGAACATCAACGGCGTGCTCGATGATGTGTTCGACCCGGCGACGACGCTCTCGGACGCGGCTAGGTATTTCGGCAATAAGCCTCACGCCGCTGCCGATGCCTTCCTGGACATGAGCCAACTTGCCGCCGCCACCTTCTACGACCTAAAGGCGGCAGGCATCCAACCCCCCTCGGCGCGTGACAAGATTGTGCTGGGCTTCGACGGCTCGTGGGGTCGAAGCAAGGGCATTACGGACGCGACCGCGATCGTGGCGATGCGAGTCTCTGACGGCTTGTCCTGGGCGGTTCGTATCTGGGAACAGCCGGACACGGCAGAGGGTCGTGACTGGGAGCCGCCGCGCCAGGAGATTGACGCGGTAATGCGCCAGACTATCAACTCGTTCGATGTTGTGGACGGACTCTTCGACCCCTCCGGTTGGGAGACTGCCGCGGCGGAGTGGGAGAACCTGATTTCCACACGGCGTGTGGAGCGTCAGCAGCTCAGCACCCTGACGAAGGCACCTCCCCGCTACGGCTCGATGATGTGGCGCGGTAACCAGCTATCGGCAGTGGCCGCGGCGACCCAAGCTCTACGCATCGCGATCATCGAGAAGGAAGTGATGATTACCGGCTCGTCCGACCTGAGCCGCCATATCCTGAACGCTGTGTACCGCGAGACGCGCGCGGGTAAAATTCTGTATAAAGAATCCCCGAGCAGCGCCCGCAAGATTGACGCGGCGTATGCCCTGATGCTGGCGCACCAGTCACGACTGCGCGTGCTGGCTAAGGGTACGGGAGCAGACCAGACGCGCGGCGTAATGCAGCCGATGCGTATTCGATAGGAGAAGAAGATTTGCTGATTTCAAGCGACCTCATCGGGGAGCCCGGCTCGGACGCCTGGTGGATGAACCGCCTCGGAACCATCATGTCCACGCGCACCCCGCACGTGTACCGGATGCTGGAATGGTATTTCGGTAACGCGCCCATGCCTGACCTGGACGCGATGGTGGACGACAAGACGGCGGCGGCGTACAAGCGCCTGGTGAAGTTGTCCCGTATGAACCTGGCGTCCTTGCTGGTGGATGCGCGCCTGCCTCGTATGCGATTGAGCGGCGCACGCACCACAGCCGATGACTCCCCGAACGGCGATGACGTGGTGGCGGAGCTACTGCGCGAGGAGAACCTGAACGTGAAGCTTCGCCTGGCCTGGCGCGATGCGCTGGTCACCGGCAAGGGATACATCGTCTCGACGGTGGGCGGCATGATGCACTCATCTCCGCTGAACACGGTGTGCGTGACTGATTCGTTCGGTAACGTGGCGGCGGCGATGACGGTCTACGTCGATGAGATGACTCAGGAGAACGTGCTTCTGCTGGCGCGCCCTGGGTACGTCCGCGAGGCGCGCTCCTCGACCGGAATGTGCGTGCTGCCGAACGCTATTTACGAAGCGAAGAACGGCGGCGCGTTCAAGCCCGGATTGTTCGCTAACGAGGACGCTAAGGTGTGGTCGATGATGGCCGACCGATGGGAGCTTGGCGAACCTACCCCGACCGGAACTGAGGGCGTTCCGGTCTACGAGTTCTCCTATGATCGTGGCCTGCTCAAGAAGCATGAGGCGTCGATGTTGCGTATCAACCAGATTCTGCTGCAGCGTAGCGTTGTCTTCGCGACGCAGGCGTTCAAGCAGCAGGTAATCCTCGACGCGCCCATGACTGACGAGAGCGGCAACCCCATCGACTACTCGAAGATTCAGATGGACAACTCCCCCGGCTCGCTATGGTTCTTGCCCCGAGGGGCGAAGTTTTGGGAGTCGTCCACGGCTGACACCTCCCCGATGCAGGAGGCGCTACAGGACGAACTGCGCAACCTGGCCGGTGAGTCCCGTACTCCGCTGTTCATGCTGAGCTCTGACTCGGTGAACGCATCGAGTGAGGGTGCGTCCGCACAGCGCGAGCTTCTGGCGTTCGACATCGAGGAGCTGGAGGACTTGTTCGCCGAGACGCTGAAACGCCTCATCTCGGACGCGCTGATTGCGCGCGGTGAGACGGAGCGCGCGGACCGTGCGCAGATGCGCATCGAGTGGGTGGACCCCCGCCGTCCGTCTCAGCTGGAACGAGCAACGGCTATTGCGGCAGCGACCGGAGCGGGCATCCCGCTCGATACGGCTCTGCGGAAGTTCGGCGGCTTCACCCCCGATGAGGTGGAGGAGACGATGCGTGAGGTTGGCGTGGGCAAGCTCATCGACACGCTCTCCTCGAACGTCGCGCCGCTGGAGAACCCGTACCCGGAGGTAACCCCCGGCAAGGAGGAGTCCCCGGCAAGTAGCACGGAGGTTGTGGACACTGCGGTGAACTTCTCCCCCGACGCTAACCGTATCTCGAAGACGGGCGCATAACCATGACCACGATGGGAGATGTCGCCAACGGCAAGTCCGCGCGCACCCGCTCCCTGGTGGATGCGCTCGTGCGCTGGCTCTTCAACCTCTGGGAGTCACACACGGATTTCAGCGACGCTGGAACAGCTGAGCTGATTCGCGATTCGGTGGATGCCGTGGAGGAAACGCTGGTGCGCGCTCGCCAGGAGGAGGACGCATACCAGGAGGTTGTGTTGCGCGCACTGGGTCGCCGGTTCCCTGACGGCGTGCCGCCTGCAGACCGTGAGCTGTACCCACGTCAGAACAAGATCCCGGAGGAGGTGTGGGCGCGCCCTGTCTTCGTTTACCGCAAGGCGCGACAGGACGGGGCGAGCCCTGCAGAGGCACGTTTGCGAGCGCTCGGTCGTGTGCGTGAGCTGGCGGAGGCGGATATTAAAATGGCGCAACGTGAGCGCGCCTCCCGCATCCTACAGTCTGCGGCCCCGCAGGGTGTGATTGGCTATCGCCGCATCATCCACCCGGAGCGCTCCAAGACGGGAACCTGCGGTCTGTGCCTGGTGGCGGCGAACCGTATTTACTCCACCGGGGAGCTGTACCCCCTGCACACCGGGTGCCAGTGCGAGGTTCTGCCCATCACTGAGGAGCACGACCCCGGACTGCACCTGAACCGCGAAGATTTGGATGCTATCTACCGCATCGCAGGCTCCACGGGTGCGAGCGACCTATCGAACACCCGCATCAAGGAGTACGTCTCTGGCGAGTGGGGCTCGGTGCTGCGCAAGCATGACCGCTCCACGGCTTCGGGTTTGTCCCAGCGAGATGAGAAGTTCGCCCTGCCCGAGGAGGACGCACAGCGCTACTCGCACGTCTCCGACCCGGAACGCATGGTACGCCGCTTGAACAAGTCACGCAGTGAGCTCGGTGCGTGGGAGTCACGCCGAGGCTCTGCGTCCCGGTCGCGCAAGAGCAACCTAGAGAAGACGCTGGAGTACTGGGAGAAGATGGCAGGATGATTACGTTGGTTACGGGCGCCCCGGCTTCGGGAAAGAGTACCTATGTGCGGTATCACGCGAAGCCCGGCGATGTTATCATAGACTTGGACAAAATCAAGGAGTTTGCGCGTGGCGACGAAAAGTTGGCGTCGCGGCTCCGCACAGCGTTTGAGAACCGGATGCACACCCTCACTCAGGATGTGTGGGTGGTCCGAACCCTCACGAACCCGGCGGACCGGGAGCTCTACATTCGCAGGCATCACGTGGCGCGGGTGGTAGAGTTGCGTGCGCCGGGGGAGATTCTTCATTCCCGAGCAAGAGGGCGTGGGGACTCCCAGGAAGTTCACGAGGTCATCGACCGCTGGCTTGACCAGAACCCCGGAATGGGGAGCACACCAGAAAGGTAACTATGGAGAACGAAGCAAACGTCACCATCGAACCGGAGCCCAAGGCGGTAGACATCTCCCAGGTCGGAGAACAGCTCGGCAAGGAAGAAGTCCCCAAGGGTGGCACGGATTGGAAGCATTACTCCCGAACCTGGGAGCAGCGCGCTAAGGACTCGGCACGAAAGGTGAAGGAATTGGAAGACGCACTAGCAGCACAGAGCGCAAGCACCGACACGACTGACCAGCTGGCTGCATTGCAGGCGAAGGTCGCGTCGCTAGAGGCTGACGTAGCGGAGAAGGAGTTCGACAACCTCTTCAACCAGGCTATTCAGGCCTCGGGTGCATTGCATCTGGCAGCGCTCAAGGAAGGACTCAACCGAGAAGCCTTCCGCGCCGAAGACGGTTCGTGGGATTCGGGAAAGCTGAACGCCTACATCTCCGGTCTGGTGCCTGCGGATGCGGCCCCCGCTTCCGTTTCTCCTGGACTCCCGCAGAACTTTTCGCAGGTTGCTTCCGCATCTGTAAAGGATGAGGAAGCAACGGCGCGTCGTCTTGCGGATCAAATGATTAAGAAGCTCTAGACAAAGAAAGAGGCGACCATGCCCCGAATTAAGCGTGCGGAATACCGCATGTCGGGTCTGAACTGGCTGCTTGAGGGCAAGGCCCGCGATCACGGCCAGACCGCGATCTTCGACCCCGCAAACTTCACTGAGGTGATTGCTAAGTACAAGTGCATCCCCTCCGGCTACCCCGTTCAGATTGACCCTAGCGGCAACATTACCCCTATCAAGGCTGCTACTGACACCCCCGATGCGCTGGTCATCTGGGATCAGAGCGCTAAGCCTGGCACCGGCAAGCAGGAAGTGGCTGTTCTGATGCACGGTGTTGTCTACCACCACCGCCTGCCGAAGGTTATCGTTGGCGGCGAGGAGAAGACCCTCGAAGTAGACAAGACCAAGAAGACCCCGCTGATCTACCTGTACGAGAAGGGCGCTGAATAATGGCAGAAATCTGGCATGATGCCGTAACCCCCCGCGAGCTGACCCTCGCGATCCGCGATTTCGCAAAGGAGTTCCTGGATAAGGAGCGAGCAGACGGTCACCTGACCTCCTTCCTCCCCGAGATCCAGGTTCCCACTCGATCTGTGTCGCTGTCGGCGGTCACCCCGTCCCGACAGGGTATGGCCTTCAACCGCGCGATCGACGCTGAGACTACTGGCGGCACTACTCAGGCGGCACGTAAGATGGCTTTCGACCTGCCGAACCTGTCTCACGCAGTGGCTATTTCGGAAGACCAGATTCTCGCGGCTCACCTGGGCGAGTCTGTGCTCGCAGAGAATTACATTCTGGATGCGGCTATGGCAACCTACAAGGCTGTGGACGCAACTCTGGAGTGGCAGCGTGGCCGTGCCCTGACCACCGGCAAGACCCCCCTGATCTTCCCCGGTGACACTACTATTGAGGATGATTGGGGTCGTGACGCTCGCATGTCCGTCACTGCTACCCAGCTGTGGAGCGACCCGAACGCGCCGGTGCTTGACCACCTGCGTGAGTTTGTCGAGGCGTACCGCCGCGTGAACTTCACCGTTCCGGGCGCTATCGTCGTCTCCCAGAAGATTCTCAATTACCTGGTTCGCAACAACCAGGTCTTCAAGCAGCTGTACGGTACCCTGGCTGGCCAGGTAAGCGGTACCGTCATCGGCCAGGAGGCTGTGAACGCAGCCCTCAAGGGCATCGGTCTTCCCCCCATCACCGTCTACGAGCGTATCGTTCGTAACCCGGAGGGTGTGGACGTTCGAGTTCTTGACGAGGATCGTATCTACCTGCTTCCTGCAGAAGGTTCTACCGATATGGGCGCGACCTTCTGGGGTCCCACCGCCTCCGCTGTCAAGCTGGGCTGGACCCCCACTCAGGGCGCTGGTATCTTTGCGGGTGTTCGTACCAACAACACCATCCCGGTTGTCACTGAGGTTGTTGCTGACGCACTGGCTATGCCTGCGCTCTACAACCCGAACCTGGCTTTCGTAGCTAAGGTTCTCTAGTGGCTAAGGCAGCGGATACCCTGTTCGTCGCTGGTCAGTTCATCCTGGCTGGCGAAGAGATCCCTGCCGAGCTGGTCCCCCTCATCACCAACCCAGAGGCGATTGAGGGGGGTATCCCCGCTCCGGCAAAGGCGCGAAAGCCGCGTACCAAAAAGGAACCCGAAGAGGAGAAGTAGTGGCTAATCTGGTCATCACCCGAGAAGAAGTTGAGCTAGAGCTGGGCGATTTGCCGTTGGCTCGTTCCCTCGACCTTATCGAGGGAAAGATCAAGGCCGCTATCGCAACCCTTCGCGGAGTCTGCCCTCGTGTGGACCGCTTGCTCGCATCTGACGCACCACTGAGCGAAGTCGATGAGCTGAACATCAAAACTGCGGTTATCAACTCGGTCAGTCGATTCATGCGAAACGACATGTCCGGGTACCGCAAGGAGGAAGAGTCCAGCTACGCCTACGAGCGCGACCCGCTCTGGAGCAGCGCGAACCTATGGTTCACTGACCTGGAGCTCAAGGCGCTCAAGTGCAACAGCATCGACGGGTGTTCCTCCTTCGGTACGATCCGCACCACCCTCTCGGAGCCTTACGCTTCCGGGTGGGGATTCTCCGGTGGGTGGTGCTGATGAGCCTGGTTACCAACCCCCGGCACGTGGTGAAGGTGTACCCGGCGATACAGAAGGTGATGCCTGATGGTGGCAAGAGAATCGACTGGGCAGATGAGCCACGACTTATCCCCGGCAATGTACAGCCGCTCGCGAGCGATAACCTGAACCGAACTGCCTCGACGCGAGATGAGTACTACGGCGAGACTCTTGCGACTACAGCAACCCTAACCACTCCCCCCGGTGTGTGGGATCTGGTGAGGACGTCCCTCCCCGAGGAGTTGCGTGAGGGCTTTCCAATTGACGCGCTGGTGGTGTTCGAGCCGGGTCGGTACGTCACCGTAGCCGGGGCGAGGACACCCACGTATAGCCCCCCGCAGGTTTACCAAATCAACGCGCGATTGGTCATGTTCCGCATGGGATGGAACACCCAGCACGATAAGATTTCGTTATACCGAGGCAACGACGTACATCGTAAGTTCCTGGAAGGAAAGGTCTAATGGCACGACGAGATGGTATCGAGCTGTACGACTCGAACGCACGGCACATAAGTAGCCGGTTGTCCATCCAGACCACAATCCTGGATGACGTGGCTGACGACATTCGACGTGAGGCACGCCGGGCAGCGATGCCGTACCGCAAGAGCATTGGCGACTCCTACGTGGACCACTTCAAGGTGAAGACTGACCGATACACCGGCAAGGGCCGACACAAGCAGTACCCGGTGTACGACCGACTGGTGGTCAATGACCACTACGCGGCGCACATCGTGGAGCTGGGTATCGGCCAGGACGTCATTCACTTCTCGGACGGTCGCGATCAGAAGGTCACGGAGCTACAGCGTGGCCACTTCTTCCTGACCGGCGCGGCAGCGAAGGTGGTCGGAGCTAAGAAAAGCCGCCGTCCCCGACCGGCACTGCGCAAGGCAGATTGGGGTAAGAAGGAAGCACGCGCGGCAATCAACCGGGGTACCGTGTTCCGTCACAACGTTCTGCGAAAGGGCAAGTGATGGAGCCCGCAAACTCGGCGGTGTGGCTACACACCGTGCTCAACCAGGCGTTCCCAGGTCACGTCATCAAGGACGTCGGCTCGGGGGAGCTTCCTGAATGGTATATCCAGCAGCACGAGATGATGTCGTCCTTTGATGAGGTGGACGCGGAGGATATGCTCAGTATCTCCCGCCGAAGCTTCCGACTGCGTGTGTACGCGCCCACTTCCTACGAAGCGACGCAACACGCATCCCGCGCTCTCGGCGCGGTACGGCAGGCTGTCAAGGACCAGGTAACCGCTGGCGGCCTCACCGGATGGTCTTTCTCCTTGTGGCAGGCGCCTGTGGAGAATTTCAAGGTCACGTCCATCAAGGCGACCATCGGGGCACAGGTGGACTGCTCCTTCTCGGTAAAGTTCCTGCACACCTTCGATGAGCTCTTTGGGCTTGGCTAAAACACTATTAGAAAGGAGTTCTTGTGGCACGTCATAAGAACTATGATCCGGCCGACGTAGTCGGCGTGAACTGGGCTACCGTCCTGGTTGGCACTAAGGGTCCGGCAACCCCGTTCCCGGACATTAGCAACTTCAAGTTTGAGGATGCTACGACCTATCCGACTGGCTTCGTCCCCCTCGGTCTGACTTCGCGAGAGAGTCTTCCCTCCGTCACTACCGACGGCGGCGAAGAGACTGTCCTGGACACTGCCGAGATGAAGAACGTGGAGTCTCTGACCTCCGGTAAGTCCTTCTCCATCGCGTTCACTGTTCACTCCCTCAACAAGAACACTCTCAAGATCGCGTTCGGCGGCGGCAAGGACGAGTCTCAGGTGGTTAAGGGCTCTGGCACCAGCACCCAGATTATTCAGGGCATCAGCTCTGGCGACAACTCGCTTGAGCTTCCGGTTCTGATTATCTACTCCGGTGGCGGTAAGAACGTCGGCCTGTATTGGCCCCGTGTCAAGGTCAGTGGTGGTACTCTTGCGGATGTCTCGATGGAGTCGCTGATGGCCCTCAACTTCACCGGTAAGATGCTGCAGCCCACCACTGAGCACCTCAAGGAGATCACTAAGGTGTTCACCCCCGGCGGCTCGCACGAAGGCTTCTTTATCAAGCCTTCCGCTATCGCAACTACCGCGAAGGCGGTTGTTGCCCTGGAGGGTGGCGACCCCGCGTCTCCGGTACCTGCGGTTGTACCGGGCGGTTAATACGTAGCGCCTCTACGGGCACGAGACGCTATAATAATGGGAGCAGAGATTCGTCTCTGCTCCCATTCTCTATGTACATGAAAGGACAGATCCTTGACTGAGATCAACCCCGCACTCCCCACTGCCTACGCTGACCAGCTGGCCGAGTTCTATACCCCCGAGGAGGCAGACGCTATCGCGACCGCCGCTGCTGCCGAGAACACCCCTGCGCCTGCTGAGGAGCCTAAGAGCTACCTTGAACTGCCCGGCCACGACCTGCTGATTCCGCTGGAGAAGCTAAAGACTAGCGACAGCTTCCGACTCTACGGTGCGTTCTCCGTTGTGCTGGAGCACGACACCCAGTCGGCACAGATGTTCGCATTGGCGGACTTCCTGGATGAGAACGCCTCGAAGTTCATTTCGGCGGAGCGCCTGGCGGATTGGGAGAGCTTCGCTGTCGCGAAGAACAACAACGAAGTTCTCGATTTGCTCATGGCCTACTTCGCTGAAATGGGAAACGACTAAGGCTCCTTCGTCTCGCGCGACGTGAGCCGAGCCTCGCGGCTGATTTCCTCGTCCTCTATGGCATCAACCTAGAGGAGGAAGCAATGCGCCTGCCCGCCTACATAGGTGGAGCACTCCTCAAGCGCCTGACCTTTGAGCCACGCTCGATGTTCCGGCACGAGGCGCGGTTCGAGGCTCTGCAGGACGCGCGCGATACGCCGGAGCCCCCCGACTTGAGGACGGAAGCGGAGAAGGAGCGAGATCAATATGACGCCCTTTTCGGTTACGGACTCCCGGAGCAGCGCCTAACGTGGATTCTGGAGCGACTGATTTCGTTCCAAGCAATGTACTTCTCGGCTAACTCCCCCAAGGGCGAGCGCCCGATGGAGCGGGACGAGATTCCCACACCGGATAAGCTAGTCAAGAAGAAACGTAAACCTACGCCTGCCGATTTGTTTAGCCACTATTACGGAGGCGAAGAAGATGACGAGCCCGCGGCCTAACCTCTACAGGTTGGCAGGCGGGCTCGTCTGTGTATGAGAGTAAGGAGGATACATGGCTCTCGGAAGCTTTGAGGCAGGTAAGGTACACATCCGTGTCCTGCCCGATGCCTCGGGATTCAACCGCAAGCTCCGGCCTGAGCTAATGAAGGCCAAGCGCGATGCTGAGAAGCTGATGCGCATCGAGGTCACCCCGGTACTGAACAAGCAGGCGCTACAGCGCATCAAGGCGCAGCTGTCCGGGCTGGGCGGCACCGCAAAGATTCAGGTGGACGCCGATACGTCGGAGGCCAAGCGCAAGCTGGATGAGACGACCGAGGACCGCACCTCGACTGTCCACGTGAAGGCAGACCCCGCCGACCTGCAGAAGAGCCTGGACGAAGGCACCCGCGACCGCGGCGTGCGCGTTCACATGGTGGGCGACTCGGACGACCTGGAGCGCAGTCTGCGCCGTAGCACCCGCGACCGCGGCGTGAAGGTCAAGACTGAGGCAGACTCACGCGACCTAGAGAAGAGCCTGAACGAGAGCACCCGCAACCGTTCAATCAAGCTGCCCTTGGAAGCGGACTTCGACCACCTGGAGAAGCGCCTCAAGAAGGTGACCAAGGAGCGTAAGCCCCTGCGTATCCGTATCCAGGAAGCTGTCGAGAAGTTCGACAATCTGGTGGACGCCGGTAAGGACGACCACCGACCGTGGAGCCAGCGCTTCGGAGATGAGTTCGAGCGTCTGCGCCAGAAGTTCAAGGAGTCTGAACGCATCCCCCGCTCGTGGGGTGAGGCCTGGCAGAAGTCGCTAACCTTCCTGCGCAAGGATAAGGATATTGACGAGTTCCTGCGCAAGATTTCGCACGCCCGCACCGAGACGAAGAAGCTTCGCGAGTTCTTCCGCGAGCGCCGCGAGCGCCGTTCAGGGATTAGCTCGTCGGACGGGGAGGACTCCTCTAGTCATTCCGTAGATACCGGCAAGGTGCGCACCAGCGGACTGCGGGACAGCATCACCCGGTCGGTGACCTCTATCCGTTCCTTCATTGACCAGGTTCGCTCCACTGAGGGTCCGCTGTCTTCTCTGCGCAACGCCCTGAGCAAGGGCGCGCAGTCGTTCAGCGATTTCTACTCGCGCGTCTCCGAGCGCGCCCGCGAGACGTTCGAGCGTATGAAGAAGTGGGTCACCCGCTCGAACGTGGATGTTGAGTCCTTCGAGCGCTCCGGCAAGGTTCTTGATGCCTTCAACAAGAAGGCAAAGGATAGCGCTGACAAGTCACTGTCCCTGTCCGAGCGCATCTCTCAGCGTATGCGCCGTATTGCCGATGCGACGGTGGAAAAGATTCACTGGATCACGTCGGGGCAGTTCGATGACGATGAGGCGGAGGACGTCACCAACCGTTTCTTCGACGCCTTCGAGAAGGGAATTTCCAACCACGATAAGCCGGACTTCAAGCTGTCCGACCTTGTGGATTTCAGCGACGACGATTTGTTCCGACGCGCTGATGAGCGCCTGCAGGATTATCGAAAGCGCCTGCAGGACTTCGAGAAGCAGAACCGTACCCTGATTCGCAAGATTGCTAACTCTGCTTCCTTCGACGCGGCGCGCGGTACGGAAGCCTTCGACCAGATGAACGCGCGCCTGCAGGAGCTCGCGCGACAGGCGAACCTGGCTCGTAAGAATTTGCAGGCGATGGACAAGGCGATGCGTGATGCTCGTCGTAACGGCATCTCCAAGAAGGACCCGGCGGTAGAGGACGGCTCATCGCCGCTGATGGGTGTGCGCTCCCTGCAGCAGAACAACGCTCTGCTCGATGAGGCCCGCCGCCGCTTCGCTGACCTGGCTGACCAGGCAGAGCGGCTGGGTAACATCGACATGGCGCGCGGTCTGCGTGAGTCGATGGAGGCTGTGGGCCGCCAGATTGAGCAGAACATAAAGCATCAGAAGCTCTTCGGGCAGACCCTCACCGACCTGAGCGCTGCGCGTATTAGCAAGCGTGAGGACTCGCCCCGACCGTCCTCTCCTCTCGATGCGTTCCCGCAGACTCAGGTAGACTTCGGTGACTTCTCTGAGTCCTTGGCGAAGCTGACTTCGCACATCAAGGAACTCAAGGAGGAGCGCGCTAAGCTCGCCACCGACCTGCATAACGCGGTTCAGTCCGGTGACGTCGAGGGCGTAGACCGACTGCAGAAGGCCTTCGCCAACCTGCGTGACCGTCTTCGTGACGCTCGCGAGCAGATGGACTCGCTCAATTCCTCGCAGAAGGTCTTGAACTCGCCGGTGAACATCGGTAAGGGTCTACTCGACCGCCTGCGTGGAGACACCAAGGGCGAGCCGATCGAGATTCCGGCTGAGGTAGACCTTGACGATACGGTGGCTAAGGAGCGCATCAACCACCTGACGGAGGATAAGGAGCTTACCGTCAATGCGGATGCGGACACTGGCCGCGCTCGTATGAAGATGGCATCTCTGACCCGCCCCCGACACGTGCTCATCTCTCCCACGTTGAACAAGGCCGCCTTCGTTAAGGTGGCAACGGCGCTTGCGTCGCTGTCCGGTGCGCGTGCTGCGTTTGATTTCACCAAGAAGTTTACGGACTTTATCAAGGACATGGATAAGAACCTGGGCGAGCTGGTCAAGCTGGCTTCGGTTATCTCCACCTTGGTCGCGGGCTTTACCTCGCTAACGTCTCATGTCTTCGCGCTGGGTCGCTCCCTCGTCACCATGATTCCTGCGCTTTACGCTGTCCCCGGTCTGGTGGCATCGTTCGGTGTGGCTACTTGGGCGACGGTCAATGCGCTCAAGAAGTGGGACGAGAAGATGAAGGACGTAAACGACCGCTTCAAGGACCTGAACTCGCGCGCGGCCAACAAGTTCTGGGATGCGTTCGAATCCCCGATGCGTCGTCTCATCAACAACCTGTTCCCGGCATGGGAGCGCGGCTTCCTCAACATGTCCGAGGCGATGGGCAACTTCTTCGTCAAGGCGATTGAGGGTGCGGAGCGCTACGCCTCGCAGGGCGGAATGAACCGCATCTTCGACTCCATGACTAAGGGTGTGGAGTCGATGTCCCGAGCTATGGCACCTCTGACTGAGGGTCTGCTGCGCTTCGTGGAGATTGGCGTGTCCTACTTCCCGCGCTTCGGTGACTGGTTCACCGACCTGGCCAACAAGTTCAACGACTGGACCAAGACGGCAGACATCACGACTGCTATCGACAAGGGCGTTCAGGCGATGAAGGACTTGTGGCGAGCCGGTGTCGAGACGTGGAATATCCTGGATGCTATCTCCAAGGCAGCGACGGAAGCAGGCGGCGCTACGCTCAAGGACTTCGCGGATGCTCTGGGTCGTCTCCACGAGCGCCTTGAAACCGTGCAGTCCCAGTGGATTCTGACCACACTTTTCAAGGGTGCAAACGATGCAATGTTCGAGCTCGGCAAGAGCTTTAGCATTATCTGGGACGCACTGAGCCGTACCGCGGATAAGGTCGCTCAGGTGATGGTAGGCATCTCTGGAATCATCAACGCCTTCGTGGACTTGATGACTCGCGCCTTCTCTGACACCCGCTTCACTGATGAGTTTGTTCAGGCGATTCAGGACGTGAAGACGGGCATGGAACAGCTGGCTCCGCACGGATATGATCTCGGTGCGGTACTCGGTTCGATTTCCTCAGTGGTCGGCACTATGGCGAAGGTCTTCTTCCCCATCTTCGGTGCGGTTCTTGGGGAGCTTGCCCCTATCTTCCAAGACCTCGCACGCGCGGCTGAGGCAGTCATCCCTGTGCTCGGTACGTGGTTGAAGGATGCGATCAAGGGTATCGGTGACGTGATTGGACCCATCATCACCCAGTTCTCTGACTGGGTGGCGAAGAACCCTGAGCTGGCGGCAACGCTGGGCATCGTGGCTGTAGCTATCGGAGGAATTATGGCTGTCGTCGGACCGGCTCTGGGTGCCCTGGCGGGCTTTATCGGCACCGTCACCTCCATCTTCGGTGGTGTCGGTGCGGTGGTCGGAGCGTTCTCCGCGGGCGGCGCGCTGGAAGCTGTAGGCGCTGCGGTTGCTTCGGCGGCAGCTCCTATCGCTATCGCCGTCGCTGCTGTGTTGGCTTTGGCCTTTGCGTTCAAGTACACCTGGGACCGCTCCGAGGAGTTCCGTCAGCGCATCGAGTCTATCGGTCAGCACATCGCAGAAGCAGCGCAACCCCTCGTGAAGTTCTTCAATGACACCCTCAAGCCCGCTCTTGAGGAGGCATGGGGTCACATTCAGAACGCCTTCAAGAAGGTGGGCGACGGTATCCAGACCTTCATGGAAGGCGTAGCGGATCTAGCCGACGCGCTCGCACCCATCTTGAAGCCGGTTGTTTGGCTGTTCACGGAGATCTTCGGACCCATCCTCACGGGTCTGATTGATAACGCTTCGCGGCTCTTCGAGCACATCTTCCAGGTTGTCGGCAGTGTCTTCGGTGCTATCGGTGAAATCCTCAAGACTATCGCAGCTCTGCTGCGAGGCGATTTCTCCGGCGCACTGGACCACTTGAAGAACGCCTTCTTCAACGTGTTCGACGCGATCTTCAACCTGGTCGGCGCGGTCATCCGCGGTATTCTGCTATGGCTCAATACGGCGGTAGGTCGTATCGCGGGCTTCGCCGGGAAGATACCCGGCATGGTGTGGAACCTTATCAAGGGAATCCCCGGAGTGCTGGCCAAGGTACCCGAGATGATCTTCAACATCTTCAAGCGCATGAACCTGTTCAACTCGGGATATAACCTCATCATTGGCTTCGGTCAAGGTATCGTTAAGGCCTTTAACAAGGTTAAGGAATGGACGCTCGACATGCTCGGTTGGTTGCGAAGCCTGTTCCCGTTCTCCCCGGCGAAGCGCGGCCCGTTCTCCCGAAGCGCTCCGGGCGGTTATCTCGACACCTCGGGTGGAAAGATGATGCGCGACTGGGGTAAGGGTATCGTGGCTCAGCAGGGTTTCCTGTCCGATAGCATCAGTACCATGATGGATGATATTAAGAGCGACATCGACTTTGATATTGCTCCTGCGATTAGCACGCAGAACATGGACCTGGGCTTCGATGCGCGCGGCGACGTGCGCCTCTCCGGTAGCTTGACTGGCAGTCTTGAGACTGCTCTGATTAGCGCACTATCCAGCGGTGTAGAATTGAGGATGTCAAAGGATACCGGACGCGCGATCCTCGGCTATGGGGAGAGCGCGATGCGAGCCAGCCGCTCTAGCTGGTAAGGATGAAAGGAGATAGGGGTGGCCTTCACGATGGATACCGTCATCCCGCAGTTTAGCGGGTTGGATGGGCTAAAGTACGATGCCACGGTGGTGGCGTTGGAGGGGAAGGTCATCCCTATCGCCTTTAGCGAGACGATTACCCACGCGCGAGACGGGGCGCGGTTCAACACTTTCACCTCGGCGCGAGGTGTGCAGAGCATTTCGTACCGAGGTGACGCCCCGCGCTCGCTCAGTGTGGCGGTCAATAAGGTCCCGTGGAAATATGTTGCTACGGTGATCGCGCTAGAAAGTATGCAGCGCAAGCCGTTGTACGTCATCACGTCCTTGTCGCGTCGCCTGAACGTGCTCCCTCCGTGGCTGGACTGGAGCGATGTTCTCACCGGGCGCGCGCCCTCGGGCAGTTGGCATGAGTCCAGCCTGAACAAGACGGCGAGGACACTGAACGATATTGCGCGTACCGAAATGGCTTCCCTCGGACCGTACCTGATGGAAGTTATCAACACTAAGAACGCGCACATCTACGGTCGTGAGGCGTCGCTCCCGGCGGGGGTTGTCTACCGCTTCCGCGCAGGTGTGCAGGCGAGCGCCGGAGCCACCGCTACCGTGGGCCTTGTCGGTTTCGACAAGAACGGTAATAAGGTGTGGGAGTCGCCTAACATTCGGGCAACGTCGAACTGGGAAGTGAAGACCTCAAACCGCTTCATCATCCCGGAGGGGGTGTCTTACGTCCGAGACTACTATGAAGCGGGTCTTCGTTCATTCTCCCCCATTCAGTTGTGGATTGGGGAGCATGAGCCGCCGCCCGCGCCTCGCATGGGCGGTACGTTCCAGATCGCAGACCTCAGCTTCACCGAGGCACCCAGTACCAAGGCGAAGCTATACGATGTTTCGTTCACTTTGAAGGAGGTGGCTCCGTGAGCCCTATCTCTCATACGATTACGTCTGAGACGCTTGAATGGAAGGGCACTATCCTTCCTGTCGCGGATGTTGTGGTGACTCATGAGTTCTCACCGCTGCCCAAGGACGTATCCCCCGGTAAGCGCACCCCGCTTACCGTAACGTGTACGGCACGTAAGAAGGCGTCGCCCACCTACGTCATGCAGACTCCCTTCGAGGGGGGTCTACCCGAACAGGGTGACGCGGTGACCCTGACGTTGTTCAAGCGGTATGGCGACGAGGGTAGCACCCGCGAGCATCCGCTCAATTTGGTGGTGGATGAGATTGAATACGACGGCGATAACCTGTCACTCCGTCTCGTTCAGCGCATTGATTTCTTCTCCATTCCAATCTCGATTTCTCCCTGTCCGCCGCACCACACTCGGTACTGGGCTGTCCGTAGTGATAGGTCCACTAAGGAGCAAATTGGAGACGCAGGGGAGACACGAAGTGTAAACCCGTCTCTCCGGTGGCCCCTCTACTACGCCCTCCGTGCGGGCGGGTACTCAGTGACGCCTCCTCCGCTCCCGACAATCGAACTCGACCTGCCCCTGCAGGGAGCGTTCACCACGAACACGTGGGATAACCCGTACTACTCCCAGGATGCGGACCGTGACGCAGCGATCTTGTCAGACGACAAGGCGATTGACTTCTTCCAGAACCCCGGCGGGGTAGGCGCGGCTAGTGAGGAACCGGAGGGCGTAAACGGAATTGGTTTCTCGGGTGAGTTGGCAAGGTCCCGCTCCAACAAAGACGGAACGGGATCCCCGTCTGCTGCGTCGTCCAACGGTGTCTGGTTTATGATCGAAGGCATTGTCCAGGCAACTCAGGCCAAGGCTCGTAGGGATACGGGGAACTGGCGATTCCACCGCGGTCACACCTTCACGTCCTTTATGATTGTTAGGTCTGAGGACGTATTGAGGAACCCGGAGAACCTGTACCAAGTAAAGTTTTGTACAAGCTCAAGGCGCGGCCTAGCTCTGCGGTGGAACCAGGCAGGGCATTTTTGGGTGTACAGCTCTTCGTATGCACAGGAGTGGGTGGGATTCTCCCCCTCTTCTGAGTCAGTGGTTAAGGAGTTTGACATTGACGGCTGGCGAGGGCAGCGGGAGATTCCCGTAGTCATCGAGCAAATCGCTGACCAGGTGATTATCCGCATTGGCACTATCCACGAGGTGAAATTCAATACTCCCTCGATTACGGGGTCTTACGGCGCTACCCCGACCTGGGTAGAAGTGTGGATTCACAACCCCTCGGGGTATGCCTCAATGGGTGTTACTGGCGTGCAGGTTGCGAGTATTCCAGTGAATGAGCCTTACAAGAGTCGCTTTACGGAGGTGGCGAAGGACTACCACCGATTCACCCCGAAGGCTCGTATCTTTGCTAACCCCATCCTCCACACTCAGGGAGTGCTCCCCTCGGTTCGCGCGAAGCCTGCAGGCGAGGTGCTGGACGACATCTGCAGCTCGGCAGGTCTTACCTGGTGGATTCGTCCCGATGGGGTAGCGGTTGTTGTACCCCTGGAGGACCTAGAGAAATCCAGTTACGGCTCCTCCTACGCGATCAACGTGTCATCGGACGTGAAGGACATTAGCATCTCCAAGTCCGCCGTGGACACAAAGTCATCGCTCGAAATTGAATACGCAAGCGTGGCGATGTGCTCCTTCGAGGAGGCCCGGTGGGTGCTCTACGAGGGAGGAGGCTACGCAGACCTCAATAAACCTGTAGAAATCATGCTTACCGCGGATGAAGAGATCGACTGGCTAGAGCCTGACTTTACCGTAGAGAACATGGCGACCCAGGGGTACCGATGGCTCAAGAGCGGAGTAGGTTCCTTTTATGGTGGCGGCTCCGAGCACCAGATGCACTGGTATAACCCACAGGGAGTGATGCAGGACGGACCGAAGACCTCCACGGCTATAGATTCCTCCTTCACGCTAACTAAGATCACCCCCTGGAGTGTCAAAATGACCTCTAAATACCTTAGCGGGAGCTACCCGCCAAACCCCGGCGGGGGTCGGTTCTGGAATAGGGTGAACGACGGTGCGCTGCAGGCGGTGCCTAACCAGGAAAACCGTCGCTGGGCATTGGACGCCGGGGCGCCACAGCAGATCGACGCGCCCATTCATGGGCTCCCTATCATCCGTGCTCGTGGACAGCTCAAGCGCGCGAAGAAGACCGGCACAATTGCTGGCAGTGTCCAGAACGCTGGTGTGCTGCAGGTGGGTAGCTGGGATTGGTTGATGGGGTCTGGCTTCGCGAAGGCGGCGGGCTACGCTATCGCGCCGTGGGTCCTCAAGCCCCGACTCCAGATTAAGTCCCTCGTCATTCGTTACCGACCCGAGGTGTCCATTGGCGACACGGTGAACATCTACGGCACCTACGGCTCCGAGATGGGCCGGTCGTTCGACGGAACACTATCCGGCATCGTGTACTCGGTGACCCACTCACCGAGTGTTGGCGAGACATCTCTCGGTGTGATGGTCAAGCCGCAGTCGTAGCCGCAGTCGTAGCCGCAAGATGGTACAATATGAGTAAGCCCTGCCCCGGCCTCCTAGATTTCGGGGCAGGGCTTATTGTGTACACGTAAGACTCCAAGGAGACTCCATGAGCAACTTCGCACAGAAGCTCGGCTGGCCCGACTCTGCTACTTTCGTCCCTGCGCTTTCTTCGGTGGCCGACACCACCGAAGACATCATCAAGCGCGTCGTCAGCAAGGAACTGGCTAACCTCGGCGGTGAGGGCGGCTCCGGCTCCATTGAGGAAGCCCGAGTACGCGCTATCGCAAACGAAGTGGTCACCGCGAAGCTCGCGGAAGCAGGCCCCGGCATCACCGAAGCTGACGTCACCCGACTCGCTACCGCCGCGGCGCAGGCAGCTGTTCGCGCTATCCCCGCGCAGACCCCCGGCGTGTCTGCAGAGGAAGTAGACCGACGCATCCGCGCGGCTGTCCAGGCGCTACCCGCACCCACCCCCGGCGTGTCCGAGGCTAAGGTCAATGAGCTGGTGGCTGCCGCTATCCGTGCTATCCCCGCGCCCACCCCCGGCCTGGACAACGCAGCTGTGACCGCTATCGTCCGCTCCGAGCTTGCGAAGGCTACCGGCACTGGCGTTAGCTCCGCTGAGGTATCCCGCCTCATCGCAGCCGAGATCGCGAAGCTTCCCGCTGTGCCCGCAGGTGTGGCAACCGAAACCAAGGTCCGCGAGGCTATCACTTCTGCGCTGGATTCGGCTAAGACCCAGTGGAAGACCGAGACTCTGGCAGAGGTGGACACCAAGATTACCTCCAAGCTGGCGGCAGCACCCAAGGCACCGACCGTGCGCCAGATGAGCCCCGGCGTTATCGAGATTACTACCTACACCGACTAGTGGCGAAGTATGAGATTCTGACCCGCGTGGGCGTTGAAGCCGAGGTCACCCGCCAGGTCAGCCGATTCGAGACGCGAGAGAAGGACTTCGGCTTCAAGTCCGGCGAGCGCTACTATTCCCCAATCACCTACACCTGGCCTGACTTCTACAACGGAGCACAGTCCAAGTGGTCCAAGTTCTTGGCGTTCAGCAGCACTCTCGGTGTGGTATTGCTGAACCGCTCTAGCGGTGACTGGCTGAGCAAGCGCCCCGACCCGGACTTCGCAAAGCAGGGAGAGATCGCGCTCGCCGCCGGTGCCCGTCGTGTGGCGTTCTACATCAAGACTCGACACGGCGCGATGTTCCCCGGCATCCCGGAGGCGTACCGGCAGAAGGTAGCGCAGAACCTCAACGTGGACATGTCCGCTATCACCAGCTACACGGAAGACTTCATCATTCGCTCCGCGAAGGCGGTGAAGAAAGACTACCCCAACATTCCGGTGAACATCTTCCTCGACGAGACATCCCCGTGGATTGATTTGTCGATGCAGGACACCATCATCGCGCACTACACCCGCCTGTACAAGCGCCTCAAGCAGGAGCTCGGTCGAGACACGTTGATTATCATCAACCCCGGCTCGAACACCCCGGCAAGCATGATGGATGCGTGCGACATTGTGCTGTCTTACGAGTCCAACGCAGAGCGCTACTTGGACCCGGCGACGAAGTACATTCACCCGGACCACTACAAGCAGTACCCCTCGTGGCGATTCTGGCACATTATCCACGGCGTGACCGAGCAAAACATCGACGATGTTTTTGCGAAGGCGGAGGAGCTGGGCATTGGTCACCTGTACGTGACCGACCGAACCTTCAAGGTCGGTACCGGCTCGGAGGATGAACCGGAGGAGAACCCCTACGACAATCCCCCGAGCCCCTGGGTAGAGAACCGTGTGCGCGCCTGGATCAAGGGCGTGCTCCCCTACGAGCGACGCATCGCGACGCTGGAGAAGCAAGTTAAGGAGTTGATGCAGCGATGAGCACCTATCGCATTGCTGCGCTGAACGCGCAGTCACGCTTCGAGGGTGACGGCGACGCGGCGTTCTTCGAGGTGTCTTAGCGGTACACTAGATAAAGAGAAGAGCCCTCACGCGCACCGATTCTCGCGTGAGGGCTCCGGGTAATGCTCCACTGGGAACACATCATTGACCGTGATCTATTGTACCATTACCCGAATAGAGGTGTATGTATATGGCTGAGCAGAAGTTCCGTGTCTGCCAGGTTGATGAGCGTGGTCGTCTTACCGGCGCTGCACTGGATGGTGTGCGCGAGCTGATCCCCGCTGGCGGCGCCGACGGCTGGACGGCAGAGCGGCAGGCGAAGGCGCAGGGTTTCTGGGTCGAACACTCGACGGAGCCCCCCGCTGAGGCAACTAAGTTTGGTGTTCCTGTGGTGTGGGCGGCTAAGCGTGCGCTCGGCGCGCAGATCCCGGTCCAGCCCTTTACCCCCTCGGTGAACCTTGCTCGACGCATCATCACCATCCCGCGACAGATTGGAGTATCGTACTTCATCAACGGCGCCGAGACTCAGCCCGGCGACTTCAACGTTCCGGGTAGCGACGCCCGCATCGTTACCATCGAGGCGAAGGCTGCTTCGGAGATGTACGTCCTGCCGAGCATCTTCCGCTGGGAGCGCCACTTCGGTACCATCTCGAACCGTACGCTCTGGGCGTCGGACACCTTCGCCGGTCGTGTGGGTGAGAAGCTGTACCCGGTTCTCCCTGCTGAGGATCGCCCGAACCACAAGTGGTACGAAGTGCGCGAAGGCTCCGCGTGGAACAACCAGGCAGGTGGCACCGGAGCGGTACGATGGTCCGCGTTTGGACCCGGCGCTAAGGACATCAACGGTGTGGACACCTACAACCGATGGGTTGTCCTGGAGTCTGGCGCTTCCGCGGTAGTGGACGGCGGTGAAGAGCTGGGTATGTCCTTTAACCCCGGAACTCCCAACATCTCCCTGGAAGTGGATATTTCGGAGGTGCGAAAGAACGCCGCACTGGAGATTTACTTCGGCAACCGAACCGGAATGTTGAACGATAAGAGCGGAACCGTATCCACTATCGGCGTCCGTAACGACGGCGCTACTTCCTCGATGCGCGACGAGATCCCCGGCGTGCCGTGGCTGCGAAATACCAACGGTGGCACCTCCGTTGGTACCTGGCGATTCGACTTCCTAGACGGACTGATTGTCATCACCTCTCCCGGTGGTATTCAGGTCGTCCACGATCGCTCCCCCCTGGATCCCGCTAAGTACGGTCCGTTCTGCCGCATCCGATTTGACCAGCCGGACAGCGCCAGCATTTCAGCTATCCGCGTGTACAAGTCCCCCGAAGCTTAGGAGGTGAACAGTGCTCTCTAGCATTGACAACTCAGGTGCCCACCGCACCGCGCAGCTCATGGTGCATGATGGGTCTAACTGGGTACCGGCGGGTGCAAACCCTCACCCCGAGATCGTGTGGCCGTCAGCCTTCACTGAGGGTCACTACCTGGGCGAGGGGACTGTCTGGCAGCGCGACGTGTCGAAGATGCCTCTGGCGGAAAACTCCGAGGTCATGGCGGCGTGGATGTGGGAGAACCTGGCGGACCCGTGGGGTAATAAGGGGTATCTAGGTGATTTCTCCCAGTCCCCCCGTCTCAAGGCAGCAATCCCCGGTACGGGCCTGAACATCTCCAATCATCCCGGTTCGACCAGTCCCATTGCAATGTACCTTGTGGACTCCTCCGTACCCAGCTGCCCTATGGTAGATATGAAGTGCGTTAGTGGCTTCCCGGCGATGCCCGCCTGGGAGCTCCGGGCGATTGAAAAGAACGTCCCGTTCCCCTCCTTCGCCCACCCCGGCGTGAAGGGAGATCAAGGCATGGCGATCTACGACGTGGCGACCGGGGTGCTGCGCGAGTTCTTCATGGTTAGTAAGCAGCCGGACGGTACCTGGACCGGCACTATCGGGTATTCAACCGCTACCCCCGGTCTGCGCAGCTTGGCCGATGACAATTACGGCACCCAGCTTCGCTCCGGCTCTTCTGCGGTTGCGCGTATGCACAATAACCTCGGATTCATCGGAATCTCGGAGGTGCGCGCGGGTGTCATCAATCACGCGCTCGCGTTCACCTTTGGTGCAGTGGCGCATGGAAACCCCCCGTCGTGGCCCGCGTCCGGCTCCGACGGTAAGTCCCCCGAGTCTGAGAAGAGTAAGTCCCCCACACATGGCCAGTGGGGACGTGTGAAGGCTTCGGTAGACCCGATGCACAATCCGCGCACCGGTCGGCCCTACAATCCGCTGACTCGAATGTTGATTGTCGCCGCACAGAAGTATGGCCTGGTGGGTACGGATACAAACTCTTGGGTCCATGCGTTCAACGTGGAGGACGGCTCGATGGAGCAGGCCTTCTTCGGCCAGGACCCCTGGGTAGACCCAAACGGCCTACGCCTCCACATTGCGCAGGAGTACAAAGTGCCCCCCGAACTGTCCCTCGACGTCTCTGACTTCCCCTGGGACCAGACGGAATGGGCTCCTGTCGATTGGGGTCGCCCCGACGTGGACTTCGTGTCCGGGGTGGCCGACGCGAATAACTGGCGACGTGACCGAGCCTCGGAAGGCAAGATCTCGCAGTAAGAGAAGGAAGAAACACCATATGCACCTGTCCCACAGCACCCCGTCTGACATGATGTTGGGGGTGTAAATGAAGTCCGACCTATTTCCGCCGGAGGTCTGGGCGCTCGGGGGTGTAATCCTGGGCACCTTGATCCCGGCAGTCTTCGCATTCATCACCGGGCGGCAGCAGGCGAAGCACGAGTCGAACAAGGTGCTCATCGAGGCTCTAGAGCGCCGCATCGGTGACCTGGAGAAGCACCTGCGAGAAGAGACTGAGGCGCGGCGCACGCTTGAGTCCGAGGTGCGCACCCGCGAAGCCGAGGCGCACTCGACGGCAGATAAGGCTCGCTGGGTGATGAGCATCGCAATCTCGCACATCAACCGTCTCGATGCCCATATCGCCGCCGGTTCCCCGCCGCCCCCGCCTCCGCTACCCGGTGAGGTGGAGGAGTGGGTGAGCCGTGAGCTGTGGACTACTAGTTTCCAGCCCGGCCACCCTGCTTTAGATAAGACCAAAAAGAAGGAGGAAGAGTAATGCTTCTGTTGGAGAAGGATAGCCCGCTGGCGGACAGCATCGCTGTATCGCCTAACTTTAGCGACTCTGGTAACTACGACCGCAAGTCGAAGTGGATCGTACTGCACACGATGGAAACTGGCGAGAACAGTTCCATCGCGGAGAACATCGGCGCTGGTTGGTTCACCAACCCCAACGCGCAGGCGAGCGCCCACTATTGTGTCGATGACAACTCCATCATCCAGTGCGTGAATGAAGGCGACTACGCTTGGGCTTCCGGCCCGACTGGTAACCTGAACGGCATCCAGATTGAAATGGCGGGTCGCGCCGCGCAGTCTCGCGCTGACTGGCTGGACGACTACTCCCGCGCCATGCTGGAGCGTACCGCTGCTCTGACTGCCGACATCTGCAAGCGCCACGGCATCCCCGTGCGTGTCCTGTCCGATGAGCAGGTTGCCCGAGGCGAGGCGGGTATCACCACCCATGCATCCCTGGCGCGAGTGTTCCGCGAGACTGACCACAGCGACCCTGGCCCCAACTTCCCGTGGGACTTCTTCATGGAGCGTGTACAGGCGCACACTGGAGGTACTGGAGGATCTGTCAATGAGCCCGCACCTGCACCCGCCCAGGCACAGGCTACTGGCCCTACCCCGCTCCCCAATGGCGTGTGGTACAACGCCCGCGGCTGGTTCACTGCCGACCGACGACTAGAGATCTCTGGTGATACTGAGGTGTATTCCCCGGCGCTCGGATACTACTCCCCCGGCGGCGGCTTCAATTACGACGGCTACATCGCTAATAACGGTTACGTCTGGTTGAGCTACCGTTCATGGGCGGGCCCGCGCCGCTACGTCGCCGTTGGCCCCAACGACGGCAAGAAAGATACCACCTGGGGAACCGGATTCTAACCGAAGGAGGAACGTTGAACAACAACATTTCTAACACTAGCGCTCGCCTCGGCGCGCTCCGCACGGCGATTTACGCCTTTTCGATCGCGCTTCTGGCAGCGCTCGGCACCCACAATGTGATCGAGCAGAAGACCATCGACGCTATCGTTCCGCTCATTTTCCCGGCGTTCGCGCTGGGAGTGGCGATCTATAATGTCTTCCCGAAGAAGCGCCCGCACCAGGACATTGTGCTGCCTACCGCAGATGAAGTGGCGGATGCGGTGGCGGCTCGCCTAGGTTCTGGTGAGGATGCGCCGGTCGCACGACGCGAGGATGTCCCCTCGGTGGAGGACATCGCGGCCGCTGTGGTGTCGGGCATCTCGGCTATGCCTGCGCCTGCGCCCCGCCCTACGGCTCGCGGTCTGCGCAGTGACCACGGCACCGAGGTTCAGGGCATCCTGAGCGAAGCGAAGGAACCCACCGAGCCGTAGCTCTGATATACTAAGTGCAGCAGGGGCGTAAGCCCCCACCTGCGCAGGTGCGACCGGAAGCACTCGTTCGAGTACAGCGCCGGTCATCATACCGGTATAGCCACTCTGCTATACTATTTCGGAAGGCTCCTACGCCTTTCATGTAGAGGAACCCCCTCACACTCGTAGCTGTCAGTGTGAGGGGGTTTTGCTATGCGCCCCGAAGAGCGGCTTGGAACTCGTTGATTGCGTGGCTAGGCTCAGCATCATGCCCGGCAAGCCACTTCGCGGCTGTCAGCAGCGCTCGAAGCTGCGCCTTGCGGAGCGGGTACACCTTATCATCCGTAAGGTACCTATCCCACTCACGCTCCATCTCAACGACGAGCCCAGCAACACCAGGAGTCGGGCGCTCACGAGTCCACATCGCATACTGTAGGTGGAGCTGTAGGCACTTGCGCGCCTTGTCCAAATCCTCCACGCCGTTCTTGCTCGGCGCGCGCCACAAATACTTGAGCGCCGCCCCCGCGAAGTACGGCATTTTGTTGATGTGTTGCTCCAAGTCCACGGAGAAGATGGGGTTGTAATGGTTGGGGTTTACCGGATCAATCGCCAGATCAGCGCGTGGTGCTTCTACTTCCATGTTCAGGATTCCTTTCTCGATAATGCTCTTGGATACCTCCCTGGTCAGCTCCAACTGCTCCGAGTAGTTGTACCCATAGTCCCATGTTAGTGCCTCGATAAGGTCGAGCGTTGCCTTGTACGCACGGTGGATGCATGTCTCGCACCGTGGGTTGATTGTCTCCCACGGCACCCGGCACGAGACGCACCGGGCAGGTCGCGGTATCGGCGGCGGTGTTCGTGGCGCGGGGACAGATACGTGACGCATCCTTACTCCTTCCGGTAGCGCGCGCAGTAGTAGCCTTCTGCCGCGAGCGGCAAACCATCAGCCCAGGGCGGCGCGAGCGGGTTGCCCACTCCTGCGCCCATCAGCTCCTTCATCCGCTCCACGGTTACCCCACCTTCGGCAATGACCTCATCGTGAACGTGCGCGACGACCGCGACGTTCTCCTTATCGAGGTTCACCAGAGCATGGGCCAGAACGTCGCGGGCTACCGCCTGCGTCACGTTCTCGGTCAGTCGCCCACCGTAGGTTGGGATGACGGCTCGGTGGCTCTTGGGGTCGAGGAAGTGCAGAGCTTCCACTTCCTTATCGAACTTGGAGACGGTGCGGAAGTGGAGCTTGTGGTAGAACAGCTCGCGGCCACTGGGCAGCTTGATTGTGACCAGACCGTTAGCCTTCGGGTGGATGGTGATGTACTCACCGACGCGCCCGGAGCGGTTACGCATCGCACGGTCCATGTCAGCCCAGAACTTCGCGATGCGCGGGTTAGCCGCCCGGTACGTCTGCTTGATCTCTTCAAGCTCCGCGTCGGTGCCTTCCGCGCCCATCGCCTTGAGCGCATTGATGCCGCCGCCGTAGCCCAGCGCGAGGACTGCAACCTTACCCTTTTTACGCAGAGGCTTCGCTTCCTCGTAGGGCACATGGAACATTCGAGCAGCAGTCTCGATGTAGATGTCTCGACCCGCTCGGAACGCCTCAAGCACCCACTCCTCACCGGCAAGCCACGCCAGCACGCGCGCCTCAATCGCGGAGTAGTCACAGACGGTGAGGGTCTGCCCTGCAGGTGCCATGAGCGCGCCTCGAATCAGGGGCTTGAGCTCGGAGATGCTGAAATTCTCTGCGGGCTCGCTCATCACGCGATCGACAAACGCCTGAGTCGCGTCATCCCCGCCCGCTGTGACGCTTGGGAGGTTCTGCAACTGGACTCCTCGACCCGCCCAGCGCCCAGTGTGGGCACCGAAGTACTGGATGGTTCCGCGTACACGGTTGTCCGCGCCGAGTCGGTTCGTCATCGCCTTGAACTTGGCGACGCTCGCCGCATTGGATGCGGCGCGCTCTTCGAGGAAGGTACGCACGCCACGGGGCAGGTCGGTTCGGGACAGCAGGTAGGCGACGGACGCCTTGTCCACGCTCTTAAAGGGTGCGCCTGTGTCCTTGAACACTGGCGGGTCGCTCCGGTTGTCCAGCACCCCCGCTTGCACCAGACGGAGCCTCAACCACGACAAGACCTGCGCAGTGGAGTTCGGGTTGGCAAGTCCCGAGATTACGCCCATGCGCTGCAGGTGCAAGTCCTTGACGACAGCGGCTATGTCCATGCACCGCACCGCCAGCTCCGCATCCACGAGGATGCCGCGGTCGTTGATACGCTGGTCAGCGTTCCACACCTCACGCTCTCCCTTGGGGAATCCTCCGTAGCGGTTGATAAGCGCCTGGTAGACCTCGACCATCGTATCGACATCCTGGATAGCGTAGCGGCAGAACGCTGCCCATTCCTCGGGGTACTCCTCGGGGGTGGATGCGCGCCCGGTCTTCTTGCTCGGCACACAGAACAGCTGAATCAAGGCGGTGCCTGCCGAGTCCTTCTCCTCGACGTGCAGTGCCTTAGCCAGGTCTGCGAGGCTGCCGGGGAAGCCCAGGGAGCGGCCCATCGCCATTGTGTCGATGAAGCGCTCCGGGGCGATGAAGGTACCCGGAGCGTAGTTGAAGATGCGGGATAGGACCTGCCGCTCGAAGTTAGCGTTGTGCGCTACGAAGGTGACGTGCTCGCGCTCGTTCAGCCCGCGCAGTGCCCACTTGATTTCAGCCTCGCCCTGAGCAATCTTTGTTTCACCGTCCACGCCATAGCGGTAGGTCATAATGAGTGGGCGAAAGTCGGGGGATGCCATGTAGGGGTACGCACCGCAGTCTTTCAGGTTCACCGGGGAGTAGGTCTCGAAGTCGATGAACAGCAATGTTTCCATTGGAATCTCCTAGAGGAAACCCCCGGCACGTGGGTAGAAATCCGTGCCGGGGGTTAGTGTGGAATGGTTACAGTTTACAGCACGCCGTCGATAGACTCAGCCGGAGCCGCCGAGAACTCCGATGCGCCCTCGTCTGCTACCTCTGCCATGTAGTCGCCCATACCCTCGTATGCTGCGCCCGCGTCGCGGGTACCGTCCAGACGCTCGCCGTCTTGGGTCTTTAGGATGGAGTTCAGGAAGAAGGTCAGGCCGGTAGATCCTGCGAACTTGTAGACGAAGGGCACCAGTTCGACAAAGCCGTAGTCACCGGAGTGAATCTCTTCAACGTCCACGCTGACCGGACCCTGCTTATTGGTGGTGGGGTTTACACCCCACTTGAAGGTCGGGACCGGACCTCGCTTAGCGTTTGGGGAGATGTTGAAGTTGTAGGTGTTCACCAGGTGCGCCGGGGTGGGCTCGTCGCCCTGAACATCGCTGTCTCGGATGGTGGTCTTGAGGTTACCGTTCGACGCGATGTTCAGGGCGCCCTTGTCGAACCAGTGCTTGCGCAGCTGCTCAGCCTGAGCCTTGGTGAGGCGCTTAGCCTCGACCGCCTCGGTAATCGCGAGCTCGACCTTCTCGCCCAGTGCTTCCATAATCAGCTTGTCGGTGCCGACCTGCTTATCCTCCTTACCGATAATCAGGTTGATGCCGTACTTGAGGTCGGCGATCTCCTTGCTGTCCTTGCCCTGCTCCGCGATGATGCGGTCCACGACAGACTGCGGGACGTACTCGCGGGAGCCGTCGGCAGCGACGCGGGAGGGGTCCTTGAGCTTGACGTAGGAGAAGCGGACGCGGCCAAGGGTAATTGCGGTGGTAGCCATTTGGATTGGTTTCCTTTCAGTGGTTAGATAGTAAGGTTTTCGTAGGCCGAAGCAGCAGCTTCGGCCTTGATTTCTGCCGGGCGCTTATCGCTCTCCGGGGCGAGAGCAAGCTTCCCGGTGGTCTTGGTGACGAACTCGCTTGCCGGGGTGTCTTCCAACTTCGTCTTGAGCTTTCGCTCCAATACGGTGATGGTTTCCAGCTTCACGATCGTCTGGCTCAACCCGTCGGTGCTCACTCCGCCTTCTTCAAGGGCACGGAGGAAGCCTTCGGGGTCGGGGATGGTTCGTCGCGAGGAACCGCGCACGACCTTGAGTCCGGGGAATTTCACCCCGTGGTCATACGCCTGGGTGAGCACGTGCTCTTCGACGTCGGTGAGCCATTTCTTAATCGCCTTGGCGTTCAGGGCGACCATAGCAAGCTGCTCTACTGAGAGCTCGCCTACGGGTGCAAGGACCGGGGCATCAGTCATCGGTCAGCACTCCTTCCTGGAGTAGGAATCCCCACATTGCGTTGGCTCGGGCCGAGCAGACCGCATTGACGGGGCACCACTGGCATATCTTGTCGCTCGGGCAGAACGAGCCAGTGGAGGTGTTGATTTCTTCGACGGCAGGTAGCACCTTCGTGTCTACCCAGCTACGCAACTCGTCTGCGGACAGACGAAACTCGCTGTGGCTATTCCGGCGCGGCTGGAAGATGTGAAGCTCTACCTCCTGGATGTCGTAGACCAGATCCCAGAAGCGCAGGGCACCTGCTCCGTAGAGGAGCAACTGCGTATTCTCCACAGCGTTCACCGGGATGCCAGCACCATACTTGTAGTCGATAACGTACAGGGTGGTGCCGCTGACGACGATCGCATCGGCGGTTCCGAAGCACTGCTCGGTAACCCATACCCGCTGCTCGATGAGCACTGCGGCGCTCGGGTCGTCCCGGAGCTGGTCGAGGATGAACTCTACCTGCCCGGAGGCGAACTTCTCCATCTCAGAGATAGCCGGTCGCCCGAGAAGCTTCTCGGCTTCTTCGGCTAGGCGCTTGCGCTCCGCCTTGTACTCTGCCGCCGACACTTTACCGAGCGCCTGCTTCATCAGGTTCTCCAGCACTGCGTGGGCGAGGGTGCCCTCCTCAGCGGCTACGCCTGCTGTCTGCTCGGGCACCTTAGCCGACTCGATAAGGTCGAAGGACTTCGTGCAGTTGAGCCAGCGGTGACTAGAGGAGGGGGACAGCTTGGCGTGGACGTCAGGCATCCGCGCCATTCTTTCGGTTCGCAATCTCGCTCTCCAGCTTGCGCAGGATGTCGGCGCGGTCCGCTACCGGAACCTCTGATACACGAGAGAAGCCTCGGGTGGAGAGCACGGTCCTAATGAGCGATGGTGCCTGCTCCCCGACGAGATCCTGCAGCTCTTGGACGGCTGCCCGCATCTGCTCAAAGGTGACTTCTCGGGGGGTGGCGGCGGTGCCGCTTTCAAGCGCTTCAACGCGCTTGGTCAAATCCTCCAAGGAGGCGATGACGGTCTGCAGCTCCTTGATGAAGACGGTGGTGGCGTCCGTCAGTGCGGCCGCGCTTGCCTCCGAATTGAGGGGGATCATGATTCACTTTTCCTTTCATGTAGAGCCCACCTTGGCGGTGGTGCTTCCAGTATTGCACCGGAAGCACCACCGTTTCAAGCGGGCGTTGGTGAGATAGCCCACGCCTAGTCAGCGTAGGGGAGGCGGAAGACGGTCTGCGAGCCGTAGCAACCGACTCGCTGCCTGCCTTCCTCCTGGACCAGCACGCCCTTGCGGGTGAGGCTGACAAGGGCAGCAGTGATGCGGTTCTGGTCGCGCAGAGACATGTCGGGCAGACTCTTGCGCATAATCTCCGCCCACACAGCGGCGGGAGTAATGAACGAGCGCGGAGCAGTGGGCTTGGACTTGTCCTCCGCGCCCATGTCCTTAGCCTGGAGCCAGATAATACGCTCGGCCAGGGGCATACGCTCCCAATCCAGCGGCACGGGCATCTCCAGAGCCTCAGTGATGGTGGCAACCAGGTTGTCCTCCATCGTGTGAGACTTCCGGGCCTGCTCTGCCAGCGCTTCCTCTGCAGGGGAGAGCACGGGGAGCTCTCCGTTGCCGTCATCGTATAGCGCCACCGCCTCCGCCCACACCTGGTCTACGTACTCAGGGGTGTACTTATCGAAGTCCATCTGCTCCAGTACATCGACAATGAGGAAGCGGCGGTTGCCGTCGCGCTCGCGTAGCATCATGGGGTCGTTGGTTGTGCCCCATACAACCCAGCGGCGAGGCACCTCGGTAGCGGACCTGTCGTAAGGCAGGCGGTACACGTCTCGCTGGCGCGTCAGGAAATCCTTGAGCTCGTTGAAGTCTGCGTTGCCGAGGGCGTGGCCCTCGTCCGACACCAAAATCCACGACCGAGCAGCAGTGATGAGCGTGTCCTTGTCCTGAATGTTGCCGAGTCCGGCAGTGTACCGGCGTGCCATGCGCTCAATCCAGGTGGTCTTACCGACACCCTGCCCGCCATAGAGGATGAGGGACTGGTCTACCTTGCACCCAGGGTGGAACGCCCGTGCTACCGCGCCAATCAAGGCGCGCTTAGCGACCATACGGTTATACGGGGTGTCCTCGGCACCAGGTAGACACGTTTCCAGGCGGGGTATGCCGTCCCAGGTCAGGCGTTGCAAATACTGCTTCACCGGGTCGATGCGTCGCTCGCGCCTCACACGAGCTAGGATGCCCTCAATTCGCTGCAGGGTGACACGACGGATGCCGTACTGCCGCTCAATATGGTCTTTCATGCCGTGGACGTCCGCCTCGTTCACCTGCGGCGGGCTTCCGTCACGCAGGTCGTAATCTTCACTCATGATTGCCTCGTAATCACCGCGAAGGTTCCACCACAGAGACCGGAAAATAGGGTCATGCCGGTAGATAAGGTCGTAGTTCTCAATGCGCTCTTCAACCTGCAGGGTCTTCTCGTGCCGGATGAGCTGGCTCGTCCAGTCGAGGTCACCGGAGCCTGGGTCTTCGCCCTCCTCGGACCCGTGAACGGGGTCGGGCTCATGCGTTAGGGTCGAATAGTCCTCCGAGACGGTCAGCGGAGTACCTGCAACGTCTGGGCGCGCCACTTGGCTGTAGGCGGCCTCTGCTCGGCGCTGTCGGAAGCCCTCATGCGTGCTCAGGAAGTTCTTCATGGCTCGGGAGGACGGAGCGTGGATGATTGCGCCCTCGTACCCGGCATCAAGCTCTCCGAATTTGTGGATACGCACCAAATCGAAGGCGTTCTGAGCGTGACCGCTGGCCGGGTCGCTCCGGTGATTCGAGAAGAACAGCAGAGGGGCATCCGGCAGAGGACTCATGCCCGGAGCGGAGCTTTTATCGGCGTGGGTGTACCGGAACCGGCTACCGACACGCTCGTAGGGCAGCTTGAACACCTCGATCAGCTCGTCGAGGTCTTGGTAGTGCCTGCAGAACTCCCCGGCGATGCCCTTGAGCGTCAGCGGGTCCTTCTTGCGCACTCGTCCCATCGACACGGCGGCTCCGGGGGTGTCTGGAGCACTCTGAAACAGCGCACCGGAGGCCAACGGGCGGTTCAGCTCGCTCCCGTACTCGTACAGGCTCGCATCCTTCGCCGCCGGAGTGAACATGATCTGACTCGGCGTGGCGCTCGCCGCGTCAATCGCTGCTTGAGGCACAGCACGCATGATTTCCCGCACGATGCGGGAGTAAACATCGGGAGGCACCATCCCATCCAGCGGAATGAGCACGCGGTACGAGGGCTTCTGCGGCGAGTGTGAGTACGTCGTGTGCCAGAGCACCGCTACGTCATCGAGGTAGCTCAAAAGCTCCGTGAAGCCCTCTGCGGAGGCTCCGTCCAGGTCGAGGGTGATGACGCTACGGCCAATCACGTTATCGCCGCTACGGTGGTGCCCGCGCAACTCGCCGGGCAGATACGAGCGAGCGTTCTTCTGCGTGCCGGGTGAGCGGAGCATATCGAGGAAGTCGTCAATGCTGTACTGCAGGGCGGTGGTGTTCGCGCTGGTGCCCTGTGCTACCTCGACAGGGAATCGCTTCTCTGCGCGGACCGCGGCGGCAGTCGTGGTCGTTGCCGGGGAGAGTACGGACATGGTACTATAGCTCCTAATGTCGTTTGGTTGAGCCACTATTTTCAGTGGTGGGTGTACCCCCGGAGTTCATAGCTCCGGGGGTTTTTCTTTGCGCTCTCAGTCTACACTTCCTCCTTCTTGAGGTAGTCCAGGAGAGCCTGCTGTGCGTCCACCTTGTGAGTCAGGCGCGCGTAAACGTGCTCGTCAATGGAGTTCGGAACCTCAAGGATGTGAATAGTAACAGGGTGCTCCTGTCCACTGCGGTGAAGGCGCTTGTTGGACTGCAGCCACGCCTCACTGCTCCAGGGCAGGGACAGCCAGACGGCGATGTGGCCGCCCTTCTGCAGGTTCAGACCATGACCAATCGACTCGGGGTGCGCGGCGAGGATGGGAATCTCACCATTGTTCCAGCGGTCCACGAAGTTCTTGTCCTTGACGGTGCTCACGAGCGGGCCGAGCTTCGGGTGCGCCTTGAGCATCTGCAATTCGGCGGCGAAGCGGTAGAAGACCAGCACCGGGGAGCCGTTGGCGGCTTCCACCAAGTCCTCCAGCTTGTCGAGCTTGGCACGGTGAAGCTGGACGAACGGGCGCTCAGCGCTCGCTGGAGCGTCGATGTCGGCTTCCTGGTACAAGAAGCCGCTGGTGATCTGTGAGAGCTTGCTAGAGGCGACAGCGGCGTTCTGTGCGGAGATTTCCTCGCCCTCCGAGGCGAGCCAGACGCTCATCTCGTCGCGCATCTTCTTGTATGCTTTCACTGCGGTCGCCGTCATGCGTACCGGGTGAGTCACGTAGGTGACCTCGGGCAGCTCGACGCGACCCTCGGTGCCCATCGACAGGGCAAGGTGAGCAATAGCATCGTAAATCTTCTTGTCGGCTCCAGGCTTCGGCACCCAGTCAGTAAAGCTGCCGAAGCGCTGGGTCGGGTGGAAGTACCGCTGACGAAAGGTGGTGAGCGTGCGGCCCAGCGCCAGCCCACCATCCAGCAACTTGATCTGAGCATACAGATCCATAAGTCCCTTGGGGGTGGGCGTGCCGGTCAGACCCCACACATGGTCTACGAAGGGCGTGATGATGGATGCACCCTTGAAACGCTGGGTGGCCTGGTTTTTGTAGCCGGAGAGCTCGTCAATGATGAGGGTCTTGAAGTAACCCGAGGCTGCCTTCTGCGCGGCCTCCGCCAGGTTCTCGCGCGAGATGATGGTCAGGTCTGCGTCCACGTCGAGAGCAGCGGCTCGCTTCTGCGGGGTGCCCTTCACAACGGTAATCGACAGGTGCGGCGCCCACTTGTCGCGCTCTGCTGCCCAGGAGAACTCAGCGACGCGCTTCGGAGCGACGATGAGGGCGGGCAGGTGTGCCTTCGTAAGCGCCTGCAGGCAGATGAAGGTCTTACCAAGGCCCATATCAAGGATGAGGGCCTTGCCCTTGCCGGGTTTGTGGAGATGGTCGATCGCCTCCACCTGGTAGGGGCGAGCGAACAGGATAGGGTCGGTGGTCATGATGCGGTCCTTTCGTCTAGCGCTCGCTGTCGCGGTCTGCGAGCCACTGCGCTACGCCTTCGTGCCCGTAGAGCACAGCGACGTTCGCGCCGAGGGTGTCGAGTTTGTTGATGATGTGTTTCTGTCGGGCAGAGAGCCTGCCGCCTCGCGCTCGCTTGAGTTCGAGGAACCAGACCGTCCCGCCGGGTAGGATTACGATCCGGTCGGGTACCCCCGTCTCTGAGGAGAGGAACTTGTAGCTTAGCCAGCGGCGCTTAGCGCACTGCTTTACGAGGTACTTCTCGACGTCCTTTTCGAGGGGGGTGTTGGTCATGTTTTTAGAGGTCCTTTCTGCCGGTCGCCAGAAAAGTATATAAACTTTTTTAGTTGAGGGTCACTTTAGCGCCAAACCCCTAGTCAGAGCGTTTTGACCCTAGATTTTTTTAGGGTCATTTTAGCGTCATTTTAGGGTCAGTGACCCTAAAATTTGGATTTGTGGAGAGGTAGCTCACGTGGTTTTTCTACCTGTTGTGAGCGCGGTCACTAGGTGTAGTGTCGGTGGTCACATAGCCTCTATTTTCTGTGTGAGCTGACTCTCCATTGACGCTAAATTAAGGGTCATTGACCCTAAAATGACCCTAGTTTGACCCTAAAAAATTTTAGGGTCAAAACGCACTGACTAGGGGTTTGGCGCTAAATGACCCTAAAACTCGCGCGTACGGAAAGTTTATATAGAAGTTAGCCGGTAAGCCCCCGTTCGGAGGGTACAGAAAAGCCACCTATGAACATCTGCTCATGGGTGGCTCTCCCGTATATCCCTAGTCGCTTTCGGTAACTCTACCTATAGCGCTTCCAAGTTTACCCGAAGCCTTGTACTTACTCCAGTCGATGCGAGCGCCGATCGGTGCGTCCTTGCGGAGTATTTCTCGCCCGCCCAGACCTCGGACCGTCTGTCCAGACATTCGCCTAAGCTTCTGCAGGCTCTCTCGGTTCTTCCGGGCAGTCTCGGAGCTGGTCTTGCGCCGGTGGTGGTGCCCGCACAGCGCAGCGAGGTTGCTCGGGTCGTTGCTCGGCCCGTTGATGTGATCTACGTCAGTCGCCTTGGCTGTACAGCGCTCCCCCGTCACAGCATTGATTGCCCTACACCGGAAACCGTCTCTCTTGAGCACGTCGAGTCGAATCTTCCGCCATTGCGGGGATTGCTGGTAGGTGAGCCCGCTCTTGGCACCCCACCCGGTACGTTTCTTGCTACGCTTCGGCACGGGATGCTCCCTGTGCGGCCTTCAACGCCACCTCAGCGGCTTCTTCGCGGGTCAGACCACCTGCTGAGTACTCAACGGACTTTGCGGCGCTCAGGAAGCCGTCAGCGCCTCCGGTGATGGTGCAGACGATGAGCCCTGAGCCCTCGCCGGTGGCGTAGTCATCGACGTGAACCGCGCCGCCGACGTTCGAGCCCTCACCGTGCCACTTCTGGGACTTCGATAGGTTAGTCCACGCCAGGATGTCCTCTTCGCGCCACAGGCAGCCCCTTTCGTGGTTCTTTCCTCGGTTGAAGACCACCGCCGGGGCGGGGAAGTTTCCCGCGTTGATTAGACCGTGAATGTTGGAACGGGTGTAGAAGGTAGCGGCGGCGACACCGGATGCGTCGTAGAGCTTGCCGTATTTTCCGGGGTTCGGGAGGTTAGTCATTGGTTCCTTTCTAATCTTCCACCGTCAGAGTCGCCGTGTACAGGTCATTCACGCCTTCCACGGGCTCCGGGGCGGAGAGCTTGAGCTTGCTGAGTGCGTTGGTGAACGCTTGGTTTCGGACGACGGAGCGGGAGCCCCACTCCATGTCGTCGGGGAGTTTGATGCCTGCCGCCTGGAGCAGTCGCAGTTCCTTGCGTCCTCGTGCGGCTTCGTCCTCGTCGGGGAGGTATCGAGATGCCGTCGCCCAGGCGTAGGCATTGACGATGCTGGTGAGCAGGGAGCGGCTGAACGTGGTGGCGAAGCTGTTGCGGAGGATGTCGTTGGCGGCCGGTCGGATAGCGTTTGCGAAGCCGGTGTAGTCCGGTTTCTCTGCCTGTGCGGAGTAGAGCGTGGGCAGTCCGTAGTCTGCGGGGTCGGCGCCGTAGGTCATCGGTTCGGCTCCCTGCCAGGAGGGGGTGTACAGCCCGGGCAGAGCACAGAACGCGAGTTGATATGCGCTCGGGTCGGTCGGTTCCTTGGTGAGCAGGGTCAGTCCGGGGCGTTCGGCTCCGAACGAGATCAGGTTTGCTTTGATCCATACGGGGATCTCGGTCATTCGTCAGTCCTTTCGTAGTCTTCTTCGTCGTCTCCATCCCACTCCTCGGTCAGCAGGTCTTCGAGTGCGTTGAGGGAGTCTAGGAACTCGGAGGCGGTGAGGGTGAAGGGTGCGGCAGCTTCGGCTACCGCCTTGTCGGGGTGGGAGTTGAGGAAGGCGAGGTGCCCGAGCATAATCTCCCGGTACGAGTGAATCTTATCCAGTTCGTCGTAAACGTCGGCGGGGTTTACGGTGATGCGGTGGTCCATAAACCCCGCCTCCTTTCTTCGTGTTACTTCTGGAACTCGACTAGTACACAACCGAGGGGACAGCTTGCACTCTTGGGGAGCACAAGTACGACGCGCATCTGGTACCAGTCGGGAATTTCAAACTCCTTCCCGAGGAGCGCTTCGTAGCTGGTGCTACGAACTTCCGGGTAGTGGTGCTCATCGAGGGGGGAGAGGAACGTTTCAGCCCTCCGTGGCGCACGGGCGACGTCGAACCGGAAGACCTTATTCGTCACAACACGTGACTCTGGTAGCTGGGAGCATCGCTCTTCAACGACCCTATCGATCTTTAGAATCGCGTAGATCTTCTTATCCCCCTCAATGAGGGGCGTGCTCCCGTAATGCGGCTGCCCGGAACGGACGTAGCGGTATGCAAGCTGCCGGATGGACAGGGAGTCCTCGTTGCGTCGCAGTTGGGCCAGCATCCACGGTACCCCGCGCATCTCTTCACGGCGGATTCGGTATTCCAGCGGGTCGATGGCGTAGCCGTAACCACGGAAGGCGGGGAGCATTTCCACCTTCACCTCGTACCGGAGAGGTTCACCGGAGCGCACCACCGGAGTGACGCTTTCGATCCGAGCTTCCGGTACGCGGAGCTCGTCCCCACTGCTGGACGTAACCAGCAGTGATAGTAGGCTACCGGGTTTCAGGTTAAGTTCGGTGGGCATCTTCATATCCTCCCTACATGTTCGCGATCCAGTAGAGGAACAGGAGAAACAGGATGAACTCCATTAGTCCTCACGCTCCTTCTCGGCTTCGCTTTCGTAGTACCACCCGGCGAGCATCTTCACGTCGTGGTAGCTCATCGGTTCGGGGGTCATTGCTTCATCTCCTTCGTTAAGTTTTCTTCAAGTTGTTGTAGGTCGTAGCGGAGCCGGGTGAGGCTCATAGCTACGTTGCCCGGCACGTTCGCAACTTGCAGTGCCTTGACTGCCAGTGTAGCAATACGCTCGGTGAGCGCCTTGAGTGCGTCGGCAGCTTCCTGCTCCAGGTCTTCCCCGCGCTCCGAAATCTTCCACAGCACCACGCTCTCCGGTTCGTCTGGCTCAGTGCCGCTGGGCTTAGTGTCCCAGGGCAAAAGAGCCCGCACGCTCTCGGGTAGCCCCACATGCCCCGAGCCGGGGTAGAGGTACCCTTGCTGTACGACGTAGAGCCATCGGCGCAGGTAGCTGAGCACCTTGTTTCGGTCGCGGCTAGGCACTTGGCTCAGCTCGGCAATGATGAAATCCAGGGACACGCCCTGTGCATGTGTTCCGCCGCCTCGCTTCTCCTTCAGGAGTCCTTTGATGACGGAGTTGGGGAATACTCCGACGCTCCGTCCGTCCTTGGCGCGCTCGCGGATCCATCTGTTGATTGCGCCGTTCTTGAAGCCCATGATGCGGTTGAGCTGGGCGACGAGGACGTAGACGCAGGGGGTGCCGTTGTAGTCAGGGGCGTAGCGGAAGACCAGCGGCATCTTCTCGATTCGTCGGGTGGACTGGACGAACACTTCGCAGGTGGCGACATGAAACTCGGGGCGCTCTGCGCTGGTGCGGTGCGAGATGATGCGCATCCCTTGAGTTAGCTTGGTTGTCATTGTTTAGCTCCGATGCGGAAGGCTGTTTCAAGGTGCGTAACAGCAAGTCGTAGGTTAGCCAGGGGCTGAAAGCCCCCGCTCAGCTTGTACCGTCCTAGACGCAGCAGTTCAGCCATTTCAGCGGTGCGTTCAGCGCACTGGGTGAGGGCTTTAATGGCCTCGGTAGTTGCGATGTCGTGCGGATAGCGCGGTTCTTCGGCGCTATCTGCTTGGGTTAGATCTGCCATTAGTCTTCCCTTCGGGCGAGGGCTACGTAGAAGCGCCCGGAGCGGGGGTTCTGGTAGGCGTCGATGACTACTCGGCTGTAGCGGGACGAGGGGGTGCTGAGGTCTAGCCCGATGAGCTTGCTCGTATCCTCGGCGCACTCGAAGGGAGCCTTGCCAATGTAGCTGGTCTGTAGTACGCGAAGGATTAGCTTGCCGTCTTCTGCCGGGCCGTAGCAGGCTTCTCGGATCATCACCTCGTCGTAGTCGTCACCGGGGTAGACGGATGCGTAGCCGAAGCGGGCCAGTGCCACGGCTCGGGTGTAGGCGTGTAGCGGGTACTCTCGCTGGTTAGCTTCCTCTTCGGTCAGCGTCAGCAGCTCCGGGTCGATGATTGCTTCCATGCGCTCGCGCGGCTCAGGGTCAATCTTGCCGTAGTCTTTCAGTTTGTCGAAAGGTACGAGGGTGTTGCGGGTGTACTTGGTGGTCATGGGTTATCCTTTCCAGTCTCGGGTGCGGTAACTGATGCGCAGGTAGGTTTCGGCTACTTCGAGCAAGTTACGTCGCTCGGTGGGGTTGTCACACGTCGCCGCTTTAAGGATGTAGGAGCAAGCCAGGGCGTGCTTGGTGCAGCCGAACTCCTCTTCGTTCAGCACTACCATTGCGGAGGAGAGGCTGAGCTCTGCTACGTTCTCCGGGTCTACCTCGTGCTCGCGATGGGCGAGGTCAATGAGCTTCTTAGTGGCTTCTGCCTTATCTGAGTCAGACGACTCAGCGTGCAGGTCCCAGACGTTGCGGAAGGCGTCGCGCCACGAGTCTGGGAGCAACGAGGCAATGTACTCGCGGTTCTCGTCGGTGTACATGTAGGTCATGAGTTCTCCTTTCGTTGGGTGTCACGCCAGGCTTCAAGCTTTCGTTCGGCGTGTCGTAGTTCTCGGACACGACTTGCCCCGTCGTCGCAGATGAGGGCGGCGATGAGGTGGTACACGACCTTGGACTGTAGCTTGTGGTGGAACTGGTCGGCGTGCATCTCGACCATACACATTGCCGAGAAGAGCCATAGGCTACGGATGGGGTCCATCTCGTGTACGCCGGGCTTGAGGGTGGTAAGCTTGTCGATGCTCCAGAGGGCGTTGTCCCAGTCCACGTCGGGCGAGTCTGGGCGTAGATTCCATACGCGGTGTACGGCGTCGGCCCAGACGTCCGGCATGGGCTTCTTGATGCGTTCTCGTTGTTCGTCGGTGTAGAGGTTCGTCATTAGTTCTCCTGGCTCAGGGTGAAGAAGGACGGCAGGCCTACGATCGAGTCTGAGTCCGAGGAGGAGCTGGACGAGTAGCTACGGCGGCGCTTCTTGTCTCGCTCTTCTTCCTCGCGGCGCTTCTTGTCTCGCTCTTCTTCCTCACGTTCGCGGTAGTTCTTATCGTTGCAGAGGTAGGGGGTGGGGGACATGGTTAGTTCTCCTTCTTGTTCTTGTTCGGTCGGGGTACCCACGCCAGCAGCGAGCGTAGCGGCGGGTACTTGCGGTGGGTGGCCAGGGCAACCGTCGGTTCGTGTCGGTAGGTGTACCGAATCTGGTTGATTGGCGGCATCTTCGGTACGGAGTAGGTGGCAACGCTCGGGGCGTTGTAGAGCCAGGCGTCGTCGGCGTTGAGCTCGCGGATGCGCTCATCGTGCTCGGATAGGGTGGTCATGTGGTTTCCTTTCATTCGTCTGAGTCTTCCCATTCGAGGGCGGCGAGTACGGAGAGGCCCGAGATAGCGACTAATACGCCAAGCGAGCAGAGTGGTACTAGCGCCGGGTGGTCGCTCCCTTGAGTGCTCCAGATGTAGGCAATCCCGCCCAGAACAAGGAGTTCGACCAGCAAGAGCCCCCAGTCCCAGCGGATGCGTCGCTCGCTCTCAGGTTCAGACTTCTCGGGCCTAGGAGGTGGCGTAGGCTTCTTACGCTTCCTCTTCGGGTCTGCGCGCTCGATAGCTTCTATCAGTGCGGAGTAGTCACCCCACTCTAGCGCAGGCTTCGGCTCGGTCTTCGGCTCAGGTTCCTTGTAGCGGGTGCTCTCGACGTGCGCCTTGACGCGGGGGAAGTTTATACCGGGGAGCCCGCTGGGATCGGGGCGCTCCTTAGTAGGCGGTTCTGGAGAGGGTGGCCCCGGCAAGGGGCGTGTTCCTACTTCGATGCCTTCCTCTTCGAGGAGTTGTTCGATTAGGTAGTAATGCTCCCAGCTGTGGGACAGATGCTCCCATGTCCGTTGCGATACGAGATAGAGCACCCGTCCTAGAGCACCAGCTCCGGTGAGGTTGTTTAGGTTAGCCAGCCCGCCGTAGCGGATATCCACACTCCCGATACCCCGGAAGGCGAGCGAAGGGGATAGGTCGGAGTTGAAGCAGGCGATTTCTCCGTGCTTGTCGTAGAGGGTGAAGTCCCATCCACTCCATTTGGCACTCACCCCTTCTTCTGTGGTCCAACCTGTGAAGTGGGGGATGTGTCGTTTCAGGAGCTTACCCTGCTGGGCTGCGTCTCTTGCCCAGATGAGGATTCGCAGGAACCGGGCGGCGGTTTCTTTTTCGTCCTGGGTGATGATGTTGTACTCGGGTGGCACGGGCATCGCTTACTCACTCCGTCCCATGAGTTGTCGTGCCTGCTCTTCGAGCATGAGCGAGTTTAGCTCTGCTTCTGCTGACTGGTTACCCCCGAGCAGTCGTTCGGTGGCGACTTCGTTGCGGCCCTTTGCGTCAGCTAGGAGCTTGGTTTCCTGGCGCAGGGAGCTGGAGCCGGTGAGCCGTGCTCGGGCGCCCTGTACAGACTCAACGAGTTCGGCGGTCTTGGTGAGCAGGGCGTTGTTCTGCTCGACGGTTAGCAGTACGCCGAGGCTGGTTTCCTGGGAGGTGAGAACCTGTTCGATCTGGTTGAGCAGGTCTTTCTGCTGCATGAGGTTTTCGTCGAGGATACCGGCGGCGGCGTTGGCGGCGTTCATGTTCAGGATTTTCTGGTGGATTTCCGGGTCGCTTGCCGAGCCGCCCCAGCTCCTAATCTCCGCATCGAGTCGGGAGGCGGTGGTGCGGTGTAGGTTGCAGTCTCGTTCGAGGCGGATGCATCCCTCAACAGCCTGTCCGTGTTCAATGCGCAGGCTGGCGATGTCTTTCTGGAGTTCGGTGATGTCTGGGTTTTCGGTTGCCATGAAGAGGTCGGCTCCTGTAAGTCGTCGGTAGAAGTGGGTGGTTGGAGTGTCTGGGGAGAACGACACGAGCGCTTTGTAGCAGGCTTCCTGGACTCGGGCGGATCCGGGTAGCGAACCGTCCCCGGTAAGTACCAGGTGCAGGGACTTATCCCCGGTGGTAAGCCAGGTTCGGCGCAGGTCGGAGAGGGCGAAGAGCCAGTCGGCGTTGTCGGGGATGTCCATGTCGTGTCCTTTCGGTTAGCGGATGAGTAGTTCAGGTGGGGCGCTGGCAAGCAGTAGCGCCAGTACCAGCGCCCCGTTGAGTAGGAGCAGGTGGGCTTCGTCGGTGAGTGCGCTAAGCAAGGGGTTCGACCGTTGCCGCGCTTACGTCAAAAGGCATCCTAAGCTACTCACTTGCTTTAGCTGTCGCGAGCTCGTTGTAGTAGCGGTCTTTCGCCCACTCTACGAGTACGGCATCGTCAAGGGAGACGACAGCCGCGATAGGCTTGCCGTTCTTGGTGATGATGATTGGGTCGTCGGTGTCGGAGACTCGGGTGATGGTGTCTCCAAGGTTGGTGCGCAGGTCGGGTAGGGAGATGGTGTCGAGGTGTTTCAGTTCTTCTTGGTAGTCAGTCATTGGTTCAGTTCTTTCTCTTGGGTACCCCCGGCACCAGCACGGGTACCAGTGCCGGGGGTGCAGGGAGGTGGTTACTAGCTAAGCATCTCGTAGATAGCGTACTTCTTGTCGTCCATCTCGAAGACGTCCAGCACCTTACCCTCGGCGCGGATGACCCAGCCTGCCGTCAGCTCTTCCGGGGGGACCGGGAGGGTGAAGTCGTGAGTTCGAGTCTGTCGAAGCACGGAGCCGTCGGGCTTGGTGAGATCGCGAGCCTCCTCGCTGACCAGGCTGATTCGGTAGTACTTTCGGGAGTCGAGCGAGCGGACAGTGTACCAGCTATCTGCGCTGGGCTTGCGCATGAGCGCCTTGAGGAAGTTACGGATGGTGCGCGGCTCGCCGGACTCGCGGAGGATATTGTTAGCGCGTTCCTCTTCCGAGTCGTTTGCGTCAGTAGCTCGCCAATCGTCCTGTGCAATCTCGTTCAGGGGGTCGGTCGGGTCGAGAGTGCTACCACGGAGGTCTTCGAGCTGCTGGGATACCTCAACCAGGGTTGCGGCGAGGTTTTCCGGGGTCGGGTTGGTGTCACTCATTGGTTAGCTCCTTTCGGTTTCTGCTTCGTCCCCGTCCCCGTCCCAGGGGTCGGTAATCCAGCTGGTCACCCAGCTATGCACTTTGTAGCGGGGGTATTCTTTGGTGTCGCTCATTAGTTAGTTCCTTTCTTGGCTAGGCGGTGACCATAGCGATGAGGTAGTATTCGCCGCCGAGCTCAAAGGTTTCCAGGACTACGCGCCCGTCTACGTTCACCCAGCCGACGGTATCGCACAGAGCCACGCCCGGCGGGACGATGAAGCCCTCGTTGATTCCACCGAAGACCAGGGCTTCTTCACGCTCAGGAGTCCAGTAGCGCACGTGGGTTGCCTTCCAGATGTAGAAGGAGCGGTGTCGTTCTCCTCGGAAGGTGACGATGTTTTCGCGGGTCGGCGGGAGGTCGCTAACGATGCGCTTGAGGACGTTACGGACGGTGGGGGTCTCGCCGGTTGCCTCGAAGTGGCGACGCACGGCATCGGAGCGGTCCCAGGACATGCTCAGGTTGGTGCGGAAGTCCTCGACCAGCTCATCCAGCGGGTCGGTGGTGGGGATTTCAATCTTCTTAGTTGCCATTGGTAGGCTCCTTTCGGGAGTCGTCGTTGTTGTTGTTGTTGTTGAAGGGATCGGGGAGAGTCAGACCGCCGCACTCTTCGATGTATTCTTCGACGTATCGGTGAACGTCTTTGATGTTCAGCACCCCACGCCCGCCGTTGAACTTATCGACGTGTAGCTTCTTGTTGGTGTCGAACCACAGCCTCATCTCAAGTATCCGTACCCGTGAGTTGCGGATACTCTCGCCTCGGAAGGTGGAGGTGTGGTGCCAGCTCGGCTTGTAGTAGTCCACGCTGAGCCCGATAACTTCACGCCAGTTACGGATGTAGAAGCGGTGCTCCCCAGTGCGGGGGTGTACCCAGTGGTTGAGCACGAGTTCCTTGTCGGTCATTTGGTGTTCTCTTTCTCGCAGACGAAGGACGAGAAGTCCCCAAAGTCTACGCTGGTGAGAAGTTTGGTTGCGATGACGTGTACGACGATGGCGTGTTCTTCGTCCGTCAGGGGTCGGACGTCATCGCACCAGCGGCAGTGTCCGGGGAGCCAGAATTTAGTATCTTCTACTAACGATTTTGCTAGGGCCTCGGGGTAGGTGCTAGGTCGCCAGGGGAAGCGTGCCTTAGCCCGCTCGTCTCGTAAGCCGGTGTCCAGCATGAGCTTGATGTGTTCAGCCCACACTTGCCAGGTGTTGTACCGCTCGGGGTTGGTCTTGAGGTCGAACAAGCCTTTCAGGTAGGCGGAGCACCACTTGTAGCGCTCGTGGTAGGTGGTGCTGAGGTCGGGGGTAGCGGAGTCCATTAGTTATCCTCCTCGGGTAGGGGGTGTAGGGTGATTGTGGGTTGCCCCATCATCCGGGGCAGTAGCGGGCGGTTCCTCATGATGGCGTAGGCGAACTCCAGCACCGTATCGCTGTCGGGGGTCGGGCGGTATCCGTAGTAGACAGGCTTCTTCGCGAGCTGTTCTTCCCAGTACCACCAGCTGGTATCCCAGAAGTGCTCGCCGCACTCGGTACACCGGGTGTCGTGGGCAATTTCTTCTGCCCACAACAGCGGGTCGGGTTCGTTGGCGGGGAGTTGTTCGAGCCAGGAGATGATGTCGTCCAGAGTGCCCGCGAACGTCCGGCGGTCTACGCGCTCCTGGGGGTTCATCGAAAGTAGGAATTTAGGTTCAACCATTGGCTAGTTCCTTATCGGATGGTCTTGGTCAGTAGTGCGAGGAGGAAGCCGAGGTAGCCCATGTGGTTACTCCTCCATCAATTCAATCTCCCGCTCCCACTTTCTGTGAGGCAGGAAGGAGCCGGTGAGAAGAGCCGCCAGTAGCACCGCGTAGCTTGCGAAATACACCAGAGTTAGTCCGTCGCCGTTCTTTACACCGCCCAGAATCCACCACCCCATAACCAGGGCGGACTCAAAGGCGATGAAGATGAGAGACACGGCGACGAAGACGGGGAACTCGTCGCCCGCAGTATCGGCCTCTTTGTCTTTCATTCGGAGTATCCAGCCAACCGTGTACCCTACGCCTGCATGGAACATAGCAAGCACGGCAAGTACCAAGAGTGGGTGGACTATATGGGCGACAGCTTCCAGGCTGAACTCGTTGAGCCAGTCAATCATGGCTAACCCACCTTCTCCGCTACACGCTCGACGAGTACGAAGCTACCGAAGGGTAGGCGGGTCTTCACGGTGGCACCGCCGGCAATGGTTGCCTCGTCGCCGTCGCTCTCAACGTAGCGGCAGATGCGGTAGTGCCCGCGGTACGGCAGGTCGGATAGCTCGCCGTCAAGGATCGTGTCGGGGCGTACCTCGCCCCTAATCTTGAGGTTGCCGAGGTTGCCTGCGGAGTTGTCCAGGTGGAGCCACAGGGCGCACTCGCCACCCATCAGGTCGAGTCCGTAGGGGGTGAGCGAGGCGAGGAACAGTTCGGGCGAGTCCGGGTCTTCGCCTAGTGCCAGCGGTAGGTTGGTGTCGCTGGTGCCGCGCACCTGTAGCATGGCGGTTAGAATTTCGTCGGTCGTGGCGTACAGGGGCTTGGAGTCCAGAGCCGCCAGCAGAGCCTCGGGTCGCCCAAGGGCGGCGAGGTAGGGGGAGTACGCCACGTCGGGGGTATCGTCGGTGAAGCGTAGAGCGTCGAAGGTCTTTACGGTCATGGTGTGTGGTCTTTCTCTAGTAGAGGGTGCCGGTCTGTTCCAGCAGGACGTAGGAGCCATCGGCAAGCGGCGAGTCGTAGCCGTCCCAGCCAGGCGAAGCGGCTTCGCCGCCGGATACGTAGGCGTACTCAACAATGCGGTAGGTGCCTTCCAGGTCGAACATGGCAACCTCGGCGTTGTACAAGGAGCGGCACGTAATTCCAGTAGTTACACCCCCGTGCCGGGCGTTGCCGATGTTCACGCCTCCGGCGCGGAGTCGGTATGACATGTGGCTAGGGTGAATGGCGGTAGCCCCGAGGCTCACGTCCACCGGGATTAGCTGGGCAAAGACCAAGCGCGGGGAGCTGGCGGACCCACCGAAGGCAAGCATGGGTGCCTGGCGCTTTACGTCTGACACGCCAAGGCAGGCGGCGAAGATGTCTTCTCGCGAGTAGTAGGTGGCGTCTCCTGTATCCTCGGGCATCACCACCTGTGGGCGACCGAGCATTTCGGCAAACTCGCTCTGAACATCTTCCGGCGTGAAGTCGTGGAAGTCGGCGGCATTGTAGAGAGTGAAGTCAGGCATTGGGGTTCCTTGTCTTAGTCGTTTCGGCGGTAGGTGTAGATGAGTACGCCGTCCTCACTGTACGCACTCGATAGGTATTCCCAGGGTGCGGTGCCCCACGGGTCGCTTCCGGTTTCCTGGTATCCAGGCAGAGAGCGGATGAGGGCGCGGTCGTAATCGTCCTCGAACCAGACGTTGCCGCCGTTATAGAACAGTCGGGTCAGCAGGGCGGCACGGTACCGCGCGGCTTGGCGGCTCGGGGCAAAGTGCGAGAAGTTCTCTTCGTCGCGCCACTTCATGCCGGGCACCTTCTTTGCGAACGGCTTTAGCGGGGACAGGCTGAACATGTCGGTGTCCAGACCGTCGCACATGGTCAGCTCGTCGGAGTGCTTGCGCACCTCGCCGCCTACATGGGTTGTGACTTCAAGCGGCAGGTCGCGAACTTCCCCCAGCTTAGCGGGGAGGCGGACTTCAATAACCGCGTACTTTGGTTCGTTAGCCAATGTCGACACCTACCTTGCACACCACATCACCGTGTTCTGCGATGTCGTCCAACACTCGGACTCGGTGCCCAAGCTTCACGCCCTCGCCGTAGACCTTGGAGCGGATGAGTTCACGCTCCAGCTTTTCGCGGGTTTCTTCGGGGAGGCTATACACAGTTTCGCGACGGCGGCTATGCACCCCCGCTGAGTGGATTACTTCGCGGGTGTCAAGGTAGCCGTCGATAATCCAGTTATCGCGGGCTTCAGCGGACACTTCGGGGAGCACTTCCTGGAAGCTTTCGCTGTCCCAGTCCCACACAAGCATCAAGAGAAGCGGGGGGTTGCTAAAGCTTCCAGCCATAAGTTCTACCCGCACCATGCGCCAGCGTCCGGGGTTCACCCAGACACAGGGCTTTCCGTCTTCGGTGTAGCCGGGGTACATCCAGAACAGGTCGTAGAGCTGTTCTAGGTAATCGTCGTTCAGCTCCGGGTCGAAGCCGGTTAGACCCGTCCCGTCGAGGAGGTCATCAGTAACGGGCACCACCGGCATGTGTAGCCCCTTGCTCTGGAGCCACGCCCGCTTGTCTTCGTCGGTCGAGTAATCGACAATCAGGCTGTGGTGGAAGCTTGACATAGCCTCGCAACAATCGCTTTCACCACCGATAAGTCGGGAGCACAGCTCACGCCACAGGCGCTCTTCTTCGGCGTACACGTCCTCGCCGCTGTGACCGGCTTCTTCGTACTCAGCCAGGCGTTCGCCCATCTCTGAGATTTCACCGTTCATATGGGAGCCCAGGAACAGGGCGTTCTCGGTTGCGTCGGTACGCAACATCAGGTGGTCGTTCAACTCATAGTCGAGCAGAAGCGGGAACGGCTCGAAGCCAAGACCGTATGAGGTGGTGGACATGGTACGTCCTTTCAACTAGGGGTTACAGTGGAGCGCCGCTCACTACAGGGCGCTAGTTCCCCGGCATGGAGTCGAACCATGCCATGCCAACCGTGGCGGGGATACCGGAAGTTATTTATCGGTTATGTGCGGTGCATTACTTGGTCACGGCGGGGTGAATCACCTCCAATCCTTCGGGGATAGGGCGGGGCTTGCGTACCGGCGCGGGTTCAGGTTCGCGCGGTTCGTCTATGAACTCGACGGTATCGCGGAACATACGCAAGGTGTACAGCTCAGCGTGCAGGTGCTCCAGCTCGCGGCGTTGCCAGATGTTCAGGGCGAACATGCCGGCGGCTAATATCAGCGCAAGCACCGCGGCAATGAAGACCAGGGCGGGCACGGTTTCCAGGGTTACGGAAGCAGTGGGCATTGACATTCGTAGTCGCCTTCCTCATTCATGATGTCGATACAGCGTCCCAGCTCTTCGAGGGGTTCGCCAAAGATCGGTTCCGTCCAGCGGTCACAGGTCGCCTTGAACTTATCGAGCGGTTGGTTCAGCTCTTCCGGGGTTTCGCCGCTGTAGTCGGCATGGTTCTCAGGCTCGAACGCTTGGGCGCCGCGCCGGAATAGCAGGCGAATATAGGGTGCCAGGCGTTCGGGTACCAAATACTCGACAGTGGGCTCTTCAATTTCCTCGCCGTCTTCTTCGTGGTGCCAGACGATAACGGCATAGTGGAGGGTCTTGTACAGCTCACCGAAGGTACCGTCTTCATGCTCGACACGGTACGTAGAGGACTGGAGGCGCAGCTTGGGGACAAAGCCGTCCAGCACTAGGGACGCTACCGCCGCACGGAAGTCAGCGATATGTTCGGACGGGTAGGTAGGAAGCTCGTTAGTCATTAGAAGCTGAACCTCAATCCTGAATCCTCGAAGGCTTTACGCACTTCACCGGAACCGTCGCCGCCCAACACGTCATCATCTATCCAGTCATAACCGACACCAGTTCGGAAGGTATAGTCACGGCGGCGCGACTTAGACTCGCGGAACTTCACAGGTAGTTCGAGACCCAAGCGTTCAAAAACTCGCTTGAAGTCGTTGTAATCATCACGGGTAATAGAGTGGGTCACGGTCGCCGCCCATGCGTTTTCGTCCACGAAGCGGAAAGCCATACGGGTTAGGTGATAGTACTCTAGCGCTTCCTTGAGGGTGCCGTCCTCAGCGGCGGCGAGTATTGCCGCCTTGTATTCAGCGCGGGACATGGTGGACATGCTGGTTTCCTTTCGATAAGAGCTAGACGGGGCTATTCACCGGCTGGTTCGAGGGTAAGGCTCTCTAGGGTACACCCGAACTCAGAGGCGATGTGCGAGTGTACAAACCGTGCGTAGGCTTCCACCGTTGCACGGGTGGGGAGCGGCGGCGGGGCGAACGGCGGGAGGTTCCAAGCGGAGGCGACCTTAGCCAGGGCGTCTACGTACTCTCCCAGGGTTCGGGGGTCGCGGCGGGGCGTACTAGTGTGTAACTCGCCGGTGGGCTTACGCCACACGGCGGTAAGGGCGTAGAGGTCGGGCATAACAGGTTTCCTTCCAGTAGAGGGGTTACATAAGCGCCAGGGATTAGCGCAAGCGCCCGCCGTCGGAGTCGAACCGACGGTATGACCGTCCGGGCTGTAGTGAGATTACGGCTTCACTACGGGGGTTAGGGGGTTACCGTCGAGATATAGCGGTTCGTTAGAGGTCAGGGTGTAGCCGCGTAGGAAGTAGTTACCGTTGCCGTCCTTAGACCAGGAGTCACAGCGCTCTCCAACGGTGGTTGATACGTCATCACCGAAGTTTTCGTACATGACGTTCTTGATGTGACGGGCGCGGCTAGTTAGATTGGTTCCGTCCTTGAGGTCTGATGCCGCCCACTCGAAGAAGTCCTTAGCGCGGGACGGCTTAGCGCCCTGTAGCCAGCCGTCTGTATCGAAGTCCAGCATGTCGATTAGGTCGCTAGGAAGGCTTGCGTAGTGCTTGGTACCACGGCGTAGTACACGCCCTTCTTCATCATGGAAGACGCATAGGCTACTGACCGTGAGCAGTTCGCCGCCCACGATAGCGGCTACCAGACCGCCGCCGTGTTTGTTCCTACGGAAAACCTGGAGGGTTACGGGGTAGGTATAGGTAGGGGTGGACATAATTGTTTCCTTCCAGTAGGGGTATGAATACGCTAGGGATAGCGTGAGCGCCCCGGTGTGGAGTCGAACCACACCACCGCTAACCGTAGCGGGGCTACCGGGTGTACCGGCGGTTAGTCTTCTGCAAAGACGCGAACGCGGATAGGGTAACCAATATCGCCGTCGGTAGTAGTGATGCCGTCGCCTGAGCGGTCTACGTTATCGACGTAGCGGAAACCTTCGATACGGAAACCGGCGAGCTTCTGCATGAGCTTAGAGAAAGCGGAGCCCTTCACGTCCAGGTTTTCCAACTCTTCCAAGAACTCATCTTCGATAGACTCTAGGATACGGTCGGTACCTTCTTCGCCCGTGGGTACATTGGGGTACATGAGGATATAGTTGGTGATAAGGTCGCGGCGCTTGAGCATGAGCTCAATCTCTTCACAACCGCCGGGGCAGCAAGTAACCCCATCATGCGACGCAAAGATCCGGCGCATATCGTCGTTTGAGTACTCGAAACCGAACCGGCTTCGATACTCTACGGCTTCTTCGTCATCATTCACCATGCGCTCTACAGCTCTACGGGGGGTTAGGCGTAGTAAGCTTCTTTGTAGTTGAGGTGTTCACCACGAAGCATTAGGGGTTCGTCTGACTTAAGGGTGAAGCCGATTACGTAGGAACCGTTTCCAGCCTTGAATGAGTAATCGCTGTATTCCCCGACATGGTGCGAAACGTCTTCACCGAAGGCTTCACGCAAGGAACAGTCAAAGTACAGGTTAGTATCCGTGACGTATCCACCCTCGACTAGCTCAGTGACAGCCCACTCAAAGAAGGACTCTTCACAACCGGATTTGATGTCCCGGATTTCGCCGCGTTCGTCGAACTCCAACAGGTCAATAAGGTCTTCGTTGTGCTCTTCAAGAGCTTCACGGTGTGACATATCGACGTTGAAGGTATCGAGGGTGCACCAATCGAGGTACTTTCCGTTCACGTAGAGCTCAGCTACGCCCGCGGCGTACTTGTCGGGTTCACGGTAAGCAACGACGGTTACGGGGTAGGTAAAGGTCTTAGAAGTGGACATTAGAAGTCCTTTCGATAGGGGTTAGAAAGTTCGACTAGGGGTCGAAACGTTCCCGTATGGAGGCTCGAACTCCATACCCGCTACGCAGGCGCTCCAACAGCACGGGATACCTTTTACCTTTTCCCATTACACTATTTCTTTATCAAATATCAAGTTCGGCTATGTGCCTTATGTCATTCAGTATATCAGGTTACCTAACGTTTGTCAAGTCCTTCAATCTGAATTATCTCGACCGGGGGTTTTTCCCGTTCGTGATTAGTATATCAACTCACTAACCGTTTGTCAAGTCGGTTTCAGTTTCTCCACGGGTACAGAGTAGTACCCTAGCGCTTTCTTGTGAGCCTCACCCTTTGGGCGTTTTGGCGTAGCTAGGCACATAGTGCCATCTGGCAACCGGCGGGGCAAAAACCCCGGCGACAAACTTTATTTAGTTGATATGAATATCGTAGCGGCTTACCTAACGTTTGTCAAGTCTTAGCTAGATATTTTCTCAACCGCCAGTTTCAGCGGCTATGTGACTATCTAATCACGGTTGCCTGACTAATGTCAAGTTTTATTAGTGTGAAGCGTGTCACTTTTGTTATCTCTTTTACATAACGCGCATATGCGCGCGTAGTGTAACACGTTGCTATGGTAGAGTGCAATGGGTAGTAGTGTGGTGTTGTACACATTGTGTAGTTTGGTGCGTGTACGTGTATGTGTGTATGTATATGTGTATGTATGTGTGCATGTGTGCATGTATGTGTATGTGTGTATGTGTGTATGTGTGTATGAGTGAGTAAGCGCGCGTTAGTGTGAGTATGTGCGTATGCGTGTGTATGCGTGTATGTGAGCGTGAGAGAGCGCGCGTTAGTGCGTACACGTGCGTACACGTGCGTTTACGTGCGAGGGGGCGGGGGGTACCCCATTAGCAGCCACTTTT